GAAAAATATGCTTGACGAAGCGTGGGGTGTATGCTATTATAATACACGGTTCGTTGGTCAAGCGGTTAAGACGCCGCCCTCTCACGGCGGAAACACGGGTTCGATTCCCGTACGGACTGTTTTAAAAGTCGCATAAACACTGTGTTTGCGGCGTCTTAAAAAACTTTGGTACTCAAAATGGTACTCAAAAACTGAACACAAAAGAAAGGAGTCTGCACAAGTGCCTTAGATTCTTTTCTGAAAATGGTAGACTTGGAACGCTATGGCGTTCTTTTTTTATGCGGTTTTTCTGCTTATTTTTTGCGGAAGAACCGTATTTTTTTATGCAAAAATATAAGCATAGGAGGGATGCGGAATGTTATTTACAGATGAAATTCTTGAAAAAATCTTAACAAGAGAAGATGTGTCAAAGGTTCCGCTTGTGTATCAGTCAGCGATGATTCACGCAATCAAGGAAGTATTGGAGGAAGAGAATGTATCAGATGCAAAATCAGAATATGGCATTTAACCCAAACCCAAGCTATGCCGCATATCAGTACAACCCAATGCAGAGGTTTCAACAGCCAGAGCCGCAGATTCCGCAGATGCAACCGCAGTTTCTTGGAATTCAAGGGAAAGTAGTGCAGTCGGAATCAGCGATCATGGCAAATGATGTACCTATGGATGGAAGTGTTGCGTTTTTCCCAATGCAGGACATGAGCGCAATCGTAGCGAAACAATGGGATGCCAATGGAACAATCAGAAAGACCGTTTACAAGCCTTTTAATGAGCAGATGGCAGATTCTTCTAGTGATAATAAAAAAATTGAAATAGGGCTGTCTGACGATGCGACAAAGGCTATTACTGACAAGTTGGATTGTTTGTTTGGAAAGATGGAAGAGTTGGAAGATAAGTTATCTTCGCAAACGCAAAGAAAACCTTCACGAACACAAAAGGAGAGTGAGTCTTAATGAATCCTATGCAGATGTTACAGGGAATGAGAAACCCACAGCAGTTTTTGCAACAAATGATGGGGAATAACAGCGTAATGAGCAACCCTATGGCGCGCAATGCTATGCAAATGGCGCAGAAGGGAGATTCCAAGGGCATCGAACAGATGGCTAGGAATTTGTGCAAAGAAAAGGGAATTGACGCAGATAAGGCTTTTGAGTCGTTTAAAAGCCAATTAGGAATGTGATACTAATTCTTGCAAGATTATGTATATAAAAAATGAATTATGGAGGTAAATTCTATGTTTAACACAGGTAATTGTGCATCCGTTCCGCTTGTCGCGAACATTGACGGAAACGGAAATAACAACGGATGGGGCGCAGAAGGCTCATGGTTATGGTTCATTATCGTTATCTTCGCTATCTTCGGATGGGGTGGATTCGGTAACGGATTCGGAGGAAACGGAATGAATGGTGGTGTCGGAAGCGAAATCCAGCGCGGATTTGATAATCAGGCGGTTGTGTCAAAACTTGACGGCATTACAAACGGACTTTGTGACGGATTCTATGCAGTGCAAACCGGCATGAATGGCATAAACACAAACATTTTGCAGACCGGATTCGGCATTCAGCAGGCTATCAATGCTGATACAGTCGCTAATATGCAGAACACAAACGCATTACAGTCACAGCTTGCAAACTGCTGCTGTGAAACAAGAGAAGCTATCCAAGGCGTAAACTACAACATGGCAACTAACACTTGCGCGTTGCAGAACACAATGAACAGCAACACAAGAGACATTATCGACAGTCAGAACGCAGGAACACGCGCTATTCTTGATTATCTCTGCAATGAGAAAATCTCTAGCTTACAGGCAGAGAATAGCGACCTTCGCAGAGCGGCTTCACAGGATCGTCAGAGTGCACTGCTTACAACTCAGATGGCAGCTCAGACACAGCAGATTATCAATGCAGTAAATCCGGCTGCTATCCCTGCATATGTTGTACCTAATCCAAATGCTTATGCATATGGATGCGGATGCAACACAGGATGTGGCTGCTAAAACTAAATAATTGAGTATCTTAATTGAGTTTAACTCAATCATGTCTGCTATGCAGTATTACTTATAACCAAAGGGCAGACTATAATGTTTGCCCTTATTTTATGAAAGAGAGGTAAAAATAATGGAAGTAACAGGAATTGCATTACAAACCGTTGCTGCTGGAGAAGATGTGGCATTTACAGAAACAGCAGTAAACGGAACAAAATGTATCGTACACAGACAGGGAAGCGGAATTATCAAGTTAAGAGGTATCACAAATCAGTGCAAAGCTAGATTTTTGGTATCGTATTCCGGCAACATTCAGATTCCGACAGGCGGTACAGTTGGAGAGATTTCGCTTGCAATCGCGGTTGATGGAGAGCCTTTGCAGTCAACAAAGATGATCGTAACGCCAGCCGCAGTTGAGAATTTCTTTAATGTATCAGCACAGGCCTACGTTGATGTGCCTTGCGGTTGTTGCAGTACCGTAGCCGTGCAGAATACATCCACGCAGGCTATCGAGGTTCAGAACAGTAATTTGATTGCGGTAAGGGAGGCTTGATATTATGCATAAGTTTGCGAAACAGATTATGGATTGCGTGAAAGCCCACGTTGACGGCATTGGAATTGAGAATTTTGAGGGTCAAAACCTTGATGATCTCAAGGATTGGACGGAGATTGCAAAGAACATCGTATGCTTTGATAAGGACTATAACATTGTTGAAGCGATGAAAAAGTCTGAAAACGAAGAAATTATGCGCATGGTGGAAGAATTTGGGGATTATCCGGGAAAAAGATACTACAATGAGTACCGGTACTCAAATGGCAGATTTGCACCAAAAGGACGCGGAACACGCAGAGGATATGTAGAACCGCCATATTATCATCAGATGCCGGAAGATTACCGGGAGTGGGAGAGTATGCCAGAATACGACCGAATGAGAGACCTTGACAGAATGAGTATGGGAAAGATGTATTATTCAGAGCCTATGAGCGGAAATAATGGCATGAGTACCGGTACTCACGATGCAAGAGAGGGCAGAGCCGGTATGAGTCGAAGAAGTTACATGGAGACAAAGGAAATGCATAACGGAAATTCGCCGGAAGATAAGGACGCAAAGATGAAAGAGCTTGAAAAGTACATGAAATCTCTTTCAGAAGATGTGACCGAACTGTTTTCCGGTATGTCTCCAGAAGAGAAGCAGTTGACCAAGACAAAGCTGACTACGCTTGTCACGAAAATGTAATAGAGAGGGCATTTTGCCCTCTTTGTTTGTGAGGTGGTAAATTGTTCACGATAAACAATAAAGTTTGGAATTTTGTCAAAGTATCGCGTTGCAGCGATATGCTACAAAGAAGTGACGGAAGTAGAACGGTAGGCATGACCGACAGGGACACGCAAACGATATATCTTGCGGATGATTTACGCGGAAAATTTCTTGACCGCGTGTTATGTCACGAATTATGTCATGCGTTCTGTCTTTCGTATAATGTATACATGGATATTGATACAGAGGAAATTGTAGCGGACTTCTTGGCTACATACGGAAGAGAAGTATTTGAAATAGCAGACAGACTATTGATTGAAATTATGGAGGTTGCATAATGGATAAAATTTCAGAACTCTTAAAGTACGTGCACCGGACGAATCCGGAAATGACTAGGGAAAAGCTGATAGAAGAGCTGAGTAAAAGTGATTATGCGGCGCGGTCTTTGATTTTTACGAAAGAAAATTTCGTTGCGCTAGGGCAAAAATAAATCCGGCGGTTTGAATCGCCGCCGGGATTGTGTCAGACTTTCGGAATGTAAGAACCTTTCATTATTTCTATAGCGAGTTTCGCACCTTCCGTCATGTAAAAATCATTATTCTTTGCACAGCAACTAAAAAGCAGTTCCTCGAACTCTGAATATAAATTTTCACTTAATAGCCCTTTTAGCTTCTCTGTTAAGGGCGAGAAGTATTCAACAAAGGCATTTCCGGTTTCATTGTCAAGCTGACTTGAACATACAATTTTAATAAATTCATCCATTTTAGTAGTCTCCTTCTTCTGTTAATAAATAGTTGATATATCCTGTCGCAAGTCTGGCAAGGCTTTTACTGCCATCCAACAAATCCAATTTGTACTCTGGTCTATAGCCAAACCTCTGCACATAGAACTTTTCTTCAAGTTCTAAGTCGTAAATGTCAGATAGCTCCACGAGAATCTTGTGATATAAAAATTTTCTCGTCCACCCAAACTGTTCCATGATAATTTTTAATTTCCAATTATTTTTTCTGAACCACGCTCCGCGTGATGCGTCCAATTGCTGTTTTGAAATGTAACAATCTGCAAATAGGTCATCATTTTTCGGCAATACCGCCTGTGGTTTCTTTATGGCTTTCTCCATGTCGGTAAAACGTTTCACGTATCGGGCAGTAAATACGATGCCTTTTTCTCCGTTGAATTTGTTCGCAAGAAAATCACATCCTAACTTGGTTACTTTGTAGCACTTGTTTTCTTTTCCGGATTCATCTTTGTAGGTAGACGGAATGAAATAATCACTCGCACCTAAATTGTGGTGAGTCAAAATTTCAATGATTCCTGCAGTATGTTTTCCCCTTACATCTTGTCCTTCCAATTTTCTTAAAACTCTGTCGTGACGCATTTCCATCATTTCTGCAATCTCTAAAGTAGTGATGGTTTGTTCTATTTGTGCCCCTTTCTGTAACTTATCAATTACTGTTGTAACTCTTTAATTACATTATACGGTTTATTTTGTGATTGTCAAGTATTGTTTGTAATTAAATAATTGAATAATAAATTTATTTATGATATTATTGAAACACGTCAAGAGAGAGGAGGCGGTACATTGTTTGCAAAAATCGTAAAACATACGCTTATTGAAAAGGAATTAAGAGTGACCGATCTAGCAAGACTTATTGACACCAGCTCACAAAATCTTTCGCAAAAAATGAAACGTGACAACTTTTCAGAAAAGGAAATGCGGCAGATTGCGGATGCATTGGGGCTTGATTTAGAAATTGTAATGAAAGAGAAGAAATAAGAAAACCCGCCTAACTGGCGGGTTTTTGATGAAAGAAAATTTTTCCCGCGCTCCAAAAAATATTTCGTAATTTTTTTGTACCCCCCCTGGGGTAGCGTTTTTGGGGTCAAGATTCCATTTTCACGGATTCTCAAAAACGTGTAACAAACGTGCAATTATCTGCGACATTCCGCAAATAACACAAATACACTATATGTTATGCCATATATAGATAATGCACAGATGATATTTGATATTATTGCCGATCACAGGCAAACGCCAGAAGACGCTTGCCTGGCTGTAGTTATAGTCTAGCATAGACCGCATTTTACCACTTGTCAAGATAGTTTTTCCCATCGTATCGGCTGTAAGTGCGTGTTATGTTTTCCGGTCTTTGCGTGATCTGTAACCAATCGCCGCCACGTTGGGCGGTTATTTTGATTTTTGCAGATTCCACCCACTCCACGCCTTCAAACTTTTTATAACTGCAATCTCGCGCAGATCGCACGAAATACCCAAGAGCACGCACCCGGCGTAGAATTTCCCTTTTACCGATATACTCATATTTTGCCATTTTTGCCACCTCCAGACGTTCCACGCTCGCTCATGCATATGTTTATGCATCCATCGCGCGTTAGCTGGTTAACGATCAGCCACGCTTGCAAATCTCCATACGCCACCCGGCGCACAGTTTGCCCGTTAAAATCCGCTTTAATATCATAGACCATAGGCTTATACCTCCTTATATTGTGTTTATTTGTCAATGTGCGTGTGGAAACCGATTTCCATGTAGCCCGCGCTCCCGGAATCGAACCGGAACGGATGCACCAAGCACGCGAAAAAGGCGGAATGGTACCGCCTAATTATTCAAAAGGTATTTCACGGCTTCCTTTTCCTGCTCCGACAAATACCAATATTTACCCATATCCCTTATATATGGCTTATCTGTATTTACTTTGTAAACGCGTGAATCTTCCCGAATACATCCGGTAATCATTTCACACCAAATAGCAGAACCTTTTTTATAAAATCGTGTAACAGTATGTGCGCCGGAATCGTGGCGCATTGTGAAAACGGTATGTCTTTCAATTTCTTTTTGCTTTTCGCGCGCCTGGATAACTGCACCGCGCACAAGTTCGCTATAACTTCTCATGTTTCTACCTCTTTTCCTTTTATTTGCTCATTTTTGAGTAAAAACCGCCGCCGGTAGTGATCCGGCGCGCATTCTCTGCGGCGGTTGGTTAATAAATAAATATGGCGGTATAAAATCCGCGACATTCTGTTACATGATTTTTACATAGCTTTTTAATATCACTTATAGCCGCGTATGTCTCTTTCGGCGGGTACTGTCCTTTATAGTCTGTGATTATACGCAATGCCGGAACGTTTTCACCGGATCCGTTGCGGTTGTAAACCGTGATAAATTCTGCATTATATCCAGATGCAGACAACTTTTTCTGTAATCTTTTCAGCTTTTCCATGACCATAATTCCTCCATATTTTCAAAATTTCCCGGTTATTCCGGTAAAAGCAAGCCGGGGAATCGAACCCCGGAAAAGCCGGCCTTGCCTAATTATTTGCTTGCTAAAATCTCCCTTGCTAATAAGTCCCAATAAAGACCATCGCCGCGTTTATCAAGCCATTTTTCGGCTTCTTCTGTGCTTTCGTCTAACCATTCAGCCATAAGCCGGATAATATCATAATAACTATATGCAACGCCAACGCCTAAACCTCTAAGCCATTCAATACAAGCGTTGCGCTCTCCAAGTCTTGCGACTGCCCAGCCGTATTCGTTTATAAACTTGTCTTTAATGTCCTTGATCGTGTTAAAATCTTCACTCTGTGCAACCTCTGTTAAATAATTTCTAACTGCTGCTTTTACTTCCTTGTTATTTGTTCTTCTCATTTCTTTTTACCTGTGCTATAATATAGCTACCTTTCTTTTTTGATTGGTGGCGGTTTGCTCTTGGTAGGAGTGACCGCCTTTTTATTTTCTGTGCTTCATTTGATACTTGTATTATAGTAAATATAAGGCACAAAAGCAATAGGCATAATATACAAAATATAAGGCACAAAACATAATTTTACTTGTGAAATATGTATAAGGCACAAAAACGCATGAAACATTATATAAGGAAAGAAAACTTTCCCTTGACATATAAGGCACAAATGCTATAATGGTAACAAACATAGAAAGAGAGGTCCGAAGCATGGAACGTAAGACAACAGAAGCAACACGGCGCGCAATCTATAGATATGATGATAAGTTTGAGCGTGTTAATTGCAGATTTGCAAAAGGCACAAAGGAACGCATAGAAAAGCTTGGGTACAAGAGCGCGAACGATTTTATTAAACTTGCAGTAGCGGAAAAGCTGGAGCATGACGAAAAAATCTTGAAATAAGGCACAAAAAACTATTGACATATAAGGCACAAAATGTTATAGTATAGACAGATCAAAGGAATAGAGCAAAGGCGAAAGCCAAGAAAGAGAGGAATACACCATGAAAAGAAACGAGTTTAAGAAAATCATAAAAATTAGAAGCGAATGGGAATTTACAGGAGATAATTACAAGTTGCCAAGCGGTGAGCCGATTTCCGTATATTTAAGAAAATTGGTTGAATCGCAGATGAATGTCGATAGCTTGGCAATATTGAAAAATGGGGATTTGTCTTTTGCGACCGGAGGAAAGTGGAACGACATAACAAAAGCGTTTGAAAGTTATGTACTAATGCCAGCGTTTCAGGAAAATGAGACTTGCGAGTTTGACGAAATGGAAAAACGTATTGACGCCTTGGTTTACGAGCTGGTACAGAAGCAATAAGAACGTAATTGAATATTTTCAAACAAAGGGTAGCTTTTCCGGCTGCCTTTTCTTTTTTGCCATGTCCAAAATCAACAACGCTTCCGGGCATATCTTACAAAATCTCCGAAAAATCGTAAACAAACTATAAAACTTTTCTTAAATTTTATAAACAAGGCTAGGTTCATTAGGTCTTTGGCAAGTCCGAAAATGATAGAATAGTATCAGTTTTTACAAAAAATCGTCTGACATAACACGACACAATCGTCTGACGTCGCTTTTTCAGAACTATGCTTCTCTTTCTCTCTCTTTTTCTTAATCTTTTAAATTAATAATAATATACTGTATCTAAAGCCTATAGGTTTATAGTAAGTGTATATCCGCATATGCGCGCGGCGTAAGTATATAATGCCACTGTAAAAAATTAAGCCTTGACTTTAAGCCCGAAAATAGTGTATACCAAAAGCAGAGAGAAATAAAACGGATTGGAGGTGCGAAAAGTATATGCAGGATGTAAAGAGTGTAGAGAATGTAGATCTTACAACCCTTATAGTGGATCTAGGTACAGTACAGATATACACATCAACTGTACAGGATTTAATAGACAACGCTTGTATAGAATTTCACATCGAAGATTTGTTAAAAGCAGGGCAAAGACAATGGAAAGCTGTTATGCAGTATGTTGGTATGCATCTATTCCCGGATACTAAAGTATTAAAGGACAAGAGCTTAAGTCCTCTTAACAATGGGACTATACCGACTAACTGCAATAGATACGATAGAGAGGTATTATATAAGCTTTGTGATTATTATATATATATCTCCAATGTGTATAGCAAGCTAGTAAGTACAGTAGCATTCAGTTATTTTTGTAATATACCCACTACAACATTTGACCTATGGAAAGACGAGGAATCAAGTTCGTTGGCTTTTAAGATTTGGCAAAAATTGCAACGATCACGCAAGGATTGCATCCTAGATCGTGCTTACGACTCCAACAGCCCCGTAGGTACTATGTTCGTGGGAAATAACGAATTCGGCATGAATCAGCCCGGCATTGGAGATAATGCCACCCAAAGAAGGGCAATCACAGCGCAGGAGCTGCCAAGACTGGACGAGAAAAAGAGCCAAGAATTGCACGCAATTGATACACAATTCACAGATGCAGCGGTAAATAATACGGTTTAAATTGTTTGTGATTATTCTACAATTCACAAATGCAGTAATATCAAGGGGTGTAGCGTTTTAACTATTCGCCAACTATTCGGAAAAGTTAGGTTTTGCGAATAGTTACAAGGACATGACATGAATTGTATTAAAACAATTTGATTTTCACACAATGACAACAAAACGAAACGGAAAATATTTTATGTTTCCATGTTTGCAAGAAAAAGGATGGGGAGGGTGTCTGACAGAAAGACCACCAGGCGGCTACTAAGTCCCTTAAATACCTCAAAAAATAAAAAGCCACTTACAGTACTCATTGACATTTTACAGAAATTGGCTTAATATAAACATAAACAATTCACTTTCACGTTGCGATTCGCAACTAAATTTCCAAAAATTTTTTAAAAACAAAAAAGAGTGTTTCGGACAGGAGAATGATATATGACCGGAAATGAGTACCAGAAATTAGCCATGCGGACAAATGATCGCAAGGCGACAGAAAGAATTTCGGATAAACTTGATTTGCTTAAATTTTGCAAAAAGAACAATATCGCATCTGCGTTGCAAGATTATGACCTTGGCGGCATCTTCAATTCTTGTTTGGGGTTATCCGGCGAGGTTGGAGAGTTCAACGACATGATTAAAAAGTGGATTTTCCATGAGAAACAGCTTGATATTGACCACGCAAAGAAAGAAGCTGGCGATATTTGTTGGTATCTGGCAATGCTTTGTGAATCCTTCGGCTGGAGCCTTGATGAGATCATGCAGATGAATGTAGACAAACTTAAGGCACGTTATCCGGAAGGGTTTGACATTGAAAGAGCAAACCACAGAGCGGAAGGTGATGTTTAATGGCAAGCTGCAGCAATGAGTTGATGAAAACTGAGTATTCCGAAACCTTTGATGAAAAACGCAAAGGATTGATTGAACAGTCGTATTACAAATACGGACCGGCAAGAATGAATTTTGCAAACGAGAATGTGGATGCAATCGAAAGTTTGAAAATGTGCCTTGCCAAGTTTGAAGAGACCGGAAATCTTGAATATCTGTGTGACGTTGCGAATTATGCCATGTTCCGGTTCATGTTTCCACAACAGGGAGAGTACTTCAAACATACGGGCTCTGATGCGTCTGCCGGTATTTTCGGTATGAGCGTAAATGAAATTGAGCGGTTCAAACAGGAACACGGATTTGATGATGGGAGATATTGATATGGCTTTGAAAGTTATTGCAACAGCGGCAGATGCCCTCGTAATACTGGGACTTATGAGAGGACAGGTAAAACAAAAAGACAATTCAAACGCAATGGGGTATTTGCTTTCATACGCGATCTTTGCAATGAATATTATGGTAATTTGGAAATGATGGGCTATCGCCAAGCGGCAAGGCACAGGATTTTGATTCCTGTATTCCGGGTTCGAATCCCGGTAGCCTAATTGGTTGCATGCTGACGTTTCATGTAGCCACGTATGTTTTTCATATGTACTTGAACCCTTGGTTGAGTGATTCAAGCATTTGGGTTCCTCCTTTCGCCACTAGGACGATTCTGTTAAGTACGGTGCGAGACCGTCCGGTGGTATTCTATCATGCGTCTATCCCACGGCGCATGATCGTGTAACGCATAGCACGTAAAACATATTGCTAACCGTCTCGTGGCGGTTATGATCGGTTAGTCGAGCGGTAAGACACCACCCTTTCACGGTGGTAACACGAGTTCGAATCTCGTACCGATCACTGTATTGGGATTTAATTCAGTGGTAGAAGACACGGCTTATATCCGGGTTGTCGCGGGTTCGATTCCTGCAATCCCAACGATAGGTCTTGCGTATTCTTTAACAGGAGTATGCGAAGTGGATTATAAAAGAAACGCACAACAAACAGGCTGCGAGTAGGAAGTACAACAAAAGCAGTTCAGACAGGACACTCGAAAATATCCCTATGCGTTTGGTAGCCTTTGAACGAGTGCATCTTGTCAATTTGGCAGTGTTCCCATAATGGAATTGGAGCCGGTTGCTATCCGGTCGGGCGTTTGTTCGCCTTGTAGGTTCGAATCCTACACACTGCGCTTAACGCGGTTGAAATTATGCTGTTTGCTTGCAGACGGTCTATGGTTTGGCTGCGTTATATACGTCTGTCTGTTGGTCAGAAAGAGGTCTCCAAAACCTCTAACGAAAGTTCGATGCTTTCCGGGCGTGCTTATCTTTATCTCCACTTAGTCGGGCGCTACTGCAATAGTTCCGGTCGATGGGAGACTTATGGATGGTAGCGGTATCATTGGAAACAGAAACCCCTTCCGTGATTAGAAATTGCAGATTTGAAAGCGGTTGGTATGGTTTTGGCTGACAGGGTTCGATTCCCTGTACCGCTATTCGATGATGAAAACATTGTGGAATATTTATATCAAACAAAAGACACGGAATCTCACGAGGATTCCGATTTTTGCTATGATTGAGGTGTAATATGTGTGATTTTTGCCGGAATAAAAAGAAAATCATTGATGGTAAAGGAAATTTAGTTCTTTTTGGAGCTGAAAATAACATGATTTTCGACAATAGCGATGGAAAAGAGGTTGCAGGATCCGTAAAAATTAATTTTTGCCCTATCTGCGGTAGAAAGTTGGTGGAAGAATGAAACCATTAGAAGAAATATTTTTTAGAGCTTGCGTGAATGAACAGAAAAGAAAATTGCGTTCGAGCGACCGTGAATTGAGCATAAGAGCTATTGGAAATATTTTTGAAAGACTTGGATTCTCATATAAGCAGTTAATGTATTATGTCAGAAAGTGGTGTGACAAGGGATTTTATGATTACGGAGTAACACTTGACTTGGGATGGTTTGAATTTGGCAAGCTGACCGGAGAATATAAACAGATTTATGATTCTATGACAAGTACGGACGGATGGAAAGATGGGGAGTTAGCAAATTATATTGTCAGCAATTCTTTTAATCGAGAGCGGATAACTAATTTTTCATTGAGAGAACATCTTGGAATCGGACAGGATAAAGAATTTTTTAATCCGTACAGAAAGGTGGAAGAATGAATGAATGAATTAACACAAAGCAAAGACGGATATATCGTATTTGACGAGAGCGGAACTTGCGCGCTTGCATATGGCGCAGCGGAAAAATGGTTCAAGACCTATGATGAAGCAATCAATTATGCTTTAGAAAAAGTTACTAAAAATTGTGAATTATTTAAAGACCGCATTGATTTTAACTCTGTAATTGTTTATGAGGGTTCAGAAGAATTTATGCATCAGTCGCACAGTATTCCTTGCGGAAAAGTGTTGTTTTGGTGGAAGAATCATAAATAGTTTGGTGGTGGATAAGAATGTGTGAATTTTGTGATAATGAATCGAAACAAATAATTGATGACAGAGAGAAGAATTCTATTTTGTATATTTCCGATTCAGAAAAAGACATAAGAATTTTTCTTGAATATCTCAAAAAGAAAATGGACAACAACGGAAAAGAATGTTTCTTAGATAGAGAACATGATATTTTAAAAACAGAAAATTACAATGTTGTCTGTAAAAGTATTCATGGTACTCTACTTGGAGTCGGATATGGGTATTGTCTACATTACTGTTTTTCGAGCAATTTTGATAAGAGTAAGTGCAACGATATGAAAAAATACTCGATGGCAGAAATTCTTGCACACACAAGAGAGGGCGCAAAAGAAATATCAGAACTTGATATTTTGTATATGCTAGGATTAGTTTGAAAGTTGGTGGAATGATGAAGCAGGAAAAAGAAATTCTATGCATATGTATTAATCATGAAAATTGTCCATTAGACCCGGTTAGTTGCGGATGTTCAATAGAAACTACGACTTTTGAAGATGCTTGTATAGGTAAAAGAACATTTATTCCGGGAATCGAATGTGATAAGTGAGGGTGGTTTATATGAAACATCAAAAAGAATGGCTCGCTTGCGACAGGTGCGGCGAAGAAATAAAAGTAAAACCAATAAGTGAATTTGAATTTATGCCGATTGGTGATTATTTTACTCCAAGTCCCATTTTTGAAGATGGAAACGTAAGGGGAGAAATCAAAGAGATTCATTCAAACATATTATTTCCGTTTGGTCGTACATATGACTTATGCCCTAAGTGTAGGAAAGATTTTGAGAGGTTTATGAAGAATGAATAACATTGACAATCCCTTATCAGAGTATCAACCGACATCTAAAGAAGTGATGATAAATTTTGGAATAGATATTTCAAGAGAAGTGGTAGAAAAATATGCTTTGGAAAAGTTTGGCAGACTGCCACAAAGCCATATTGAAATGACTTCCGCTAGAGACTCTAAAATAATTGAGGAAACAAGGAGGTTTATGAGAAATGACAGTTAATATGGGAGCCAAAACCTATGAAATGAGCCGCAAGCAGGCAAAAGCTATCCTTGGAACGGCTAAGAAACTTGCAAATTGCAACATATACGGCATTGAAAAAGGTAATGTGGTGATTATGCTGAATGAAAAATATGAGGACGATATGAGCCTTAAAAAAGCCGTAGGGGAGTATAAAAAGAAAGGGTTCAAGGTGCATTGGAAATGAAGAAAACACGTTCAAAAATCATAATCAAACAATTCAGACCAAGAAAATAGTCTTTAAATAATTTCCGAAACACTAAGAGGTGCGTACAATATAGGTGTGCTAAGAATAGCTTTTACTACTGACTACGCATATTTACCGGCTAACAAATGGAGTTAGTCGCTAACCTAGAAAAATTATAGGCAGAGGTCAAGGCACTTCTGCTTTTGCGGAGGTGCTTTTTATTTGGCTTCAAAGCAGTTAATCAATGCAGTAAATGGATATGAAAACTACATACAGAGAAAAGGCGTTGATGAACAGGTAATAGATGCCCTTTTGAAAGCGTGCAATGTGGCAATTCGGACGGAAAAAGACGTTGACTACGGATTGACTATAACCGAAAGAACAAAGGCTTTAATCAACGAATATACGCAGAAAAACGCGGGTGGTAGCATATGGGAACTTGAACGATATGCGCAGGATCACGACATTAAAGGCGGATACAAACTTGTGGATCAGTTCTATGAAGTCTTGCGATTAGAGAGCTTTTATCGTTTCGAGAGCTTTATTTACTTTATGGAGCGCAAAAGAAATTGGAGTAAACGGTTTTATTATCCACGCCGCAAGACGCTGAATATAGTTGCCCAAGATCTTGAAGATTTGGAAAACCGGAAGATTAAATTTTACGGATTGTCAATGCCATCGCGTGTTGGCAAGTCTACTATCTGTATTTTCTTTCTTGCGTGGGTAGCTTTGCGCAGACCAAACAGCCATAGTGCAATGGGTGGACACTCCGGTATTTTGGCAAAAGGATTTTACAAGGAATTGATGAATCTTTTTACCACGGAAGAATATACATTTGCGGAACTTTTTGCTTATTGGCATCCGGAATACGCAAACACAACACTTCCGACAGATAAAAGCGCGGACGAATTTACAATTACACTTGGAGATCCGGACAGATTCGCAACCGTAACGTGTCGTGGTATTGATGGAACATGGACAGGAGCAGTCGATGTTTCAAAAGATGGGTATTTGTATGTCGATGACTTGGTTCGTGATCGAGAGCATTCATTAAGCCCTACTCGAATGGAAAACACATACCAAGAGTACCTAAACAAGATGGTTGACCGTAAAAATGACGGTGCAAGGGAATTGATGGTTGGTACTCTTTGGAACGTTTTAGATCCATTGGAGCGCATGAGAAAGCAATATGAGCATGATCCACAATACCGATTCCGTAAGATTCCGGCACTTAATGAAAATGACGAAAGCAATTTCGCATATGAAATCAACGGATTTTCCACGGAATACTACAGAGATATGAGAGATAAGCTTGACAATGCCGAATGGATGGCTAAGTTTATGCAGCGACCATATGTCCGCGAGGGATTGCTTTATACGGATTTGAGACTATTTAACGGAATCCTGCCAGATGGAGATTTCCGGCGCATCGGAGTTGTGGATGTTGCCTGGGGCGGCGGAGATAGCTTGTCAATGCCTATTGGGGCAGAATATGAAAACGGAGATGTTTATATTTACGATTGGGTATTCAACAAAGGTACGAAAGAGGTAACAATCCCTCTTGTTGTTGGACGAATTATCGGAAATGAGATTCGGCAGACAAGATTTGAGGGGAATACCGGAGGAGATCTGTATTGCCAATATGTAGATGAAAAGTTACAGGAACAGGACTATAAATGCTCATGCACAAGCAGAAAAGCACCAAACAAGGTTGAAAAGTTATCGAAGATCATAGCATATTCCGGGGATATTAAGAGAAAATTCATATTTCTTGATACGCACCGCCCGACACAGGATCAAATGAAAAAAGATTCAGATCTTGGAGTAACAAGATATTATAGAAATGATGAATATCAAGCGGCTATGGATGAACTCTCTATGTTTGTAAGTATTGGCGGTAATGAACACGACGATGCAGCAGACGGTTTAACTCAGCTTGAAATGTTTATAGAAAATCCAAACAATACCGCAAAGGTAGAAGCGGCAGTAAACCCATTTAGGAGGTATTAGGATATGACAACAGACAAATATCTTTCACAGATAAGCAGAATTGACCATGCGATTGCAAATAAGCTGGAAGAAATCAAAAGGCTATCCGATATGGCAACATCTATATCCATATCTCCGAAAGAGGTGGATGTGCAATCATCCGGCAATCCCGACAAGATGGGGAGCGCGGTATCGAAGATTGTTGATTTACAGAATGAGATCCAGACACTTGTAGATGAATTGGTTGATAAAAGACGGATTATTATATCACAAATCGACAGTATGGATAATACAGATGTATATATCGTTCTTTCATCACATTATGTCAATGGAAAAGATTGGAACCTGATTTCTGTTGAAATGAAATATTCCTACAGGAACATTATGAAACTTAGGAAAAGAGCATTGCAGGAGTTTGAAAGACGTTATGGAGAGCTTTACTCTGAAAAGAGTGCATAAAAGTGCACAATAGTTCACACCCTTTCACAACATTTCCTAAAATTTGCATGGTATACTAAAAGAGTAGAAAAGCAAATTCCTACAACCCCCAAAAGCATATAACCCGTAAAAGACACTGTCAGAAATGGCGGTGTTTTTTATTTACAAGAAAGAGACTTATATGAAAAAAGTAACTATATATTGCCCGGATTGCGGAAGAATTGCCGGACATTATGATGGGAGATCTACGATAGATCATCCGTGTAAATGTAAAAAATGCAATCATATTGTGATTTATCGCGTGGCAACAGGCAAAGTTGAAACAAAGCCAATGCCGAAACGCGCTTGCAGTAGTGGAGTTTTATTTATATGAACACACAGTATTTTCATGACCTTGTAAAAGGCAGATACGGAAGAAAAATTGCATATGCTAACGTAGAACAGATTACGGCAGACAATATCGTAAACGTTGTCGGAAACTGCATTGGTGCATTTTATTTCAACAAGACAGTCATTCGGTATCTGTGGAACTACTATAAGGGCGATCAGCCTGTATTGTACCGAACAAAGGTGCAGAATGCGGATATAACCAATAAGGTATCTGAAAACCATGCCTATGAGATTGTTCAATTCAAGGTTGGACAGACTTACGGTGAGCCAATTCAGCTTATTAGTAGGAAAGACGATGACCGTATAAACAATGCGGTTGATGAATTTAACGATTATCTGACCGATGCTAATAAGCAGGAAAAGGACATTAAGGCAGGAGAGTGGCAATCAGCAACCGGAACGTCGTTTAAGGCAGTGCAGATTACAAAAAATGAAGATATGCCATTTAGAATTGTTGCACCGACACCAATGAATACGTTTGTTATCTACAGCCAATCCACAGAAGAACCACTTTTAGCAATCCAAGAGCTTAAGGATGCCGATGGACAGATGTATAAACTCTGCTATACGGACTCTTACGAATGCAAGATTGTGAACGGAGAGGTTCGAGATTGGAAACTGCATGGCTTTGGTGGAATCCCGATTGTTGAGTTTCCGAACAACCATGAGCGCATTTCTGATATTGAGCTTGTGATCGGACTATTAGATGCAATCAATACAATGCAGTCAAACCGAATGGATGGCGTTGAGCAGTTTGTTCAGTTTTGGATAAAGTTTGTAAATTGCGACATTGACCCGGAAACCTTTGAAAAAATGAAGACTTCCCATGCGCTGACGGTAAAATCCAATAATGAGCAGAATAAATCAGATGTTGACATTATGACACAAGAGCTGAATCAGACAGAGTGCCAAGTTGCAAAGGATGATTTGTGGGATAATGCACAGTCCATTCTTGCTATACCAAATAAGAATAACAATAATTCCGGTGGAGATACACAGGGAGCGGTTGAACTTAGAAACGGATGGGACTTCTCAAAGTCGAGAGCCAAACTGAAAGACCCAATTGTAAAGTCGGCTGAAAAAAGACTTGCTAAAGTTGTTTTGAATGTGATTCGTATACAGGATCACGATTTGGGATTGAGTTTGCGCGACTTCGATGTTCAGATTAACCATAGCCCACAAGACAATATGTACACCAAGTCACAGACCCTATATCAGCTTTTACAAGCTGGTATTCATCCACTTGTGGCAATTAAATCTGTCGGACTTTGGGGAGATGCAGAAAAGATATTCCTGTTGTCGAAGCCATACTTGGATAATCTGTGGAAAACGATTGACGATGTAGAAGCGCAGGAGAAAAAGGCACAAGAATTGATAAATAAAATGAATACAGATGGCGCGCAGAGCCAGACAAACAAAGATAAGACAGTCACCGAGTAATCGGCGGCTGTTTTTATTTTATAAATTTTGCACCTATGCGTGAAATAGGAGAAATCACAAGTTGAGCAACCAACGTAAAAAAGCGTAGTGAATCGGAGGTAATCATGACAAGAGAACAGGCAAAACAGAACCTTATCGCTATCGGAGTGGCAGAACCTACGGATGAACAGGTAAGCAATTATCTGAATCAAGTCAATGGCGAAACAAAGAAAGAGAAAGACAGAGCCGATGGCTACAAGGCTAAAGCTGACACAGCAGATGGTTTACAGAAACAGCTTGACGAATTGCAGGCTGGAAATCTGACAGAGCTTGAAAAGGCAAATAAGGCATTAGACACAGCTAATCAGCAGATTGCAGAATTGCAGAAAAATAATGCTATTAGAGATTTGCGCGAAAAAGCTATGACCGATTTCAAAGTAACCGCAGAACAGGCAAAAACAATTGTAAAAGAAGATGGTAGCTTTGATACAGCCGAACTTGGAAAGATTATGTCCGAAAAAGAGACCGCTGCAGCGCAAGCCAAGGAGCAGGAGATTGCAAATGGCAGTACGAATCCGGGCGGTGGCACGGCTGGCGGTAATAAAGACAACGAAAAGACAGCGGATGTTGAGAATGCTGAAAAGATTACTTTTGGAAGCAATTCAGCTACCGCAGAAGAAAAAAATCATTATGTAATTTAGGAGGTAAAAATCATGGGTAAGCCTATTGAAAGAGATTTTACTCAAGAACTTGGTATTTTAAAGCATTTCCCTTATCTGGGAGCCGCTTGTATTGTTCCGCAGACAATGGTAACAAGCGCAGATGCAAACGGAAGAAAGATCGTAAAAGGTGGAACACCATTCCCATCCAACGATGAAAGCTGTGTCGGTTATCTGCTTAATGATGTTGACGTAACGATGGGGGATGCACCGGGAACTTACGTTTACGCGGGCGATATTGACAATGCGAAACTTACAAAGAACGGAGTAACTGTTGAGGAAACGGCAAAAGCCAAAACCCCAAGAGTTACTTTTTTTGATTAAAGAAAGGGGTGTAAATTATGGCATTACCATTAGCAGAAGCATTTACCGCAAGAAGTCTCGGTGTAATGTGGAATAACTATGAAAAGACTTTAGGTTCTCAACCTTATCTTGGTAGACAGAAGTTTGGTACAAGAAAGCAAGATAGCCTTGACCTTAGATTTATTAGGGGAAAGAGCGGACTTCCGGTTTCACTGAAAGCATCTAACTTTGACGCACAGGCAGAGTTAAGAGATGTTGGCGGTTTCTCTGATTTCCAAAACGAGATGCCTTTCTATCGTGAGTCATACATAGTAACAGAGAAAGAAGAGCAGGAATACGACAATTACAGAAACGCGGAGAACGCTTCTCTTGCGAATGATGTACTTCGTGAGATTAGCAAAAATCCTATGATGCTGATCGAGGGTGCGAGAGTCGTACCGGAGAGACAGATTTGGAGCTTGCTTGCACCGGCTGACGGTGTACCAAAGATTGATGTAAATATCGGAAAGAAGAAATTCACAGTTGATTACACTTCTGACGGCGGCGAAGCACACAAGAAAGATCACTTTGTTGAGATTTCCGGTGAAACCGATAAGTGGAACGTTCCGGCAACGGCAACGCCACTTGATGATCTTATCGAGACAAGACGTAACTTTGCTAAGAAAACCGGATATTCTCTGACAAGATTCAGTATGAACACAGAAACATGGGAAATGGTATTAAAGGCAGAGGATACAAAGAAACAGGTTCTCGGTATTACTGCATACACAGGCGGTATTCGTTTACAGCAGTCACAGGTAACTGAATATCTGCGCGGCTACGGAATTGAGATCGAGGTATATGATAAGTTATACGTTGATCCGGCTGACGGTCAGACAAAATACTTTATTCCAACCGGGATTGTATCTTGTCAGTGTGCAGGAGTTTATCTTGGTGACTATGTATTTGGAAAGACACCGGAAGAAAGAAGTGGAAGCCTTACGGATGGAAACCTTTCTATCGTAGAAACCGGTATTTCTGTTTACACATATGCTACAAACCATCCAATCAATACTCACTGTGTAGTATCTATGATTGGACTTCCAACATTTGAGGGAATGGACAGCGTTGTTGTAATGAAAGTTATGTAGGAGGTGATCCAGCGTGGTAGCAACACACACAATTAAATGTGGTGGAAAATGGTACAAGGCAGGAGAAAAAATGCCGGAGAGTAATTCTCCGGTATCTTCCGTTGGGTATACAAAGACCGAAATCAACAGAATGAGTACCGCAGACTTGCAAAAACTTGCCGCGGAGCAGGGAATTGAAAATGCACAAGCGACAAGCGGTGCGGAACTGAAAGAAATTCTGATTGCAAAGTTTAAATTGTAGGAGATCGCTTATGTCATACACACTTGTCGAACAGGTAAAGATTCGTTTAAAACAATTTCATATAGAAGAGGTAGAGGATGAAGCGACCGGGGAAAAGTCCGATAAAGTTGTGTTTGATGAAAAAGAATGTAACCCTTTGATTGAACAGCTTTTAGAGCAGGCAAGAAAAGAGATTATCAGCAGACGGAATTATCCGGACACATACACGCAAGAACAGATTGACAGTGATGTTAAGAACTATGAAAACATTATGGTCAATTTGGCAGTGTACGACCGGTCGCAGGCAGGAGAAGCATACATGGCAAGTCTTTCCGAAAACGGTGTGAGCCGGACATGGAAAGACCGTGAAAGCCTTTTTGTTGGAGTGTTTCCGTTTGTAAAAGCAATGTAATTAAAGAAGATTGAGCGTGACCATATTGCCGGTGTCGGTAAAATGGTTGCAGGCGGCGCACATTAAGCGGTGGTGGGCAGTGCGTCAAAAGGAGATTCAAATGAAAAGTATTTTGATTCAAACTTATCTTGTGGCACTTCCGATAGTGCTTGGATATATAGTTTGGCTTCTTAAACAACAAAAGAAAAGCAGGGATGCGAACAGCAAAGGAACAATGCTCCTTTTGCGTGTCCAGCTTATTGAATACCATGCAAAGTACACCAGAATCGGAGAAATACCGTCATATGCCTATCAGAACTTCTGTGAGATGTATGATGCGTATCATGCGTTAGGTGGAAATGGAATGGTTACGAAAATGAAACATGAAATTGAAGAGATTCATATAGGGAAAGGAGATAAGAGCCATGAGGAATTGGAAGGATTGGACTAAGAAAGCCGGCATCCGAGCAATCAAGACTGTTGCGCAGGCAGCGATTGCCGGAATCGGAACGGCGGCATTTATGGGCGCGGTGGATTGGAAATATGTTCTTTCTGCATCAGTACTTGCCGGAGTGTTATCGCTTCTGACAAGTGTTGCCGGAATCCCAGAGGAAAACACCAATGCTTGACATTAACAAGCAGGAAATGAAATATTCGCAATCCGGTCAGAGGGTATTCATCCCGCAAACTGACGAAAATGGAGATATTGTCTATGAAGGGTACAAGGATTCCGATGGAAACTTTGTACCTTATTTAGATTCCGAAGGCAACAAGATTCCAAAAGGCGAGGAAGTTGAAGGGTTTTCAGAACCTACAACATTCAAAGCCAATATCAGCAATAAGTTGTCGGAAGCCCTTGTGAAAGAATTCGGAATTGATGATAGTACATCATACTGTCAGCTTGTCACGGATAAAGGATATTTGCCACTGAAAGCCGGTGATGTGGTGTGGAAACGTTCGGAAGTCAAACGCACTGATGATGGACTTGTGGATTCAGAAACCGCAGACTACATCGTAAAAGGAGTTGCTGATGAAGGGCTGACCACGGATTTGTTTCTTCTTCGGAAGAATATTAAGTAGGTGATTGTATGAATATGAAAAAGAAACCTATTTCAATGACACTATCCACTAAGTCCATACAAGACGCTATAAAGAAATTAGAACAGTACCGCGATAGTTTACAGGCTAAATGCGATTTACTTGTTTCTAGGCTTGCACAGGAAGGTCAGACGGTGGCAATAAAACAAATATCGAAATCTCCAATCGGAAACACTATAACGGTAAGGGTAGATAAAGCACCACAGTTAATGACATCGAACGCAATTCTGATTGCGACCGGAAAAACGGTAACGTCAGAAGATAGAGAACCGTTCTATACTTTGTTGGCGGTAGAGTTTGGAACCGGTATTTTTTATAACTCCAAAGAGAATCCGAAAGCACCGGAACTTGGATTCGGTGTCGGCACATATCCGGGGCAAATACACGCTTTTGAAGATGGTTGGTACTATTGGGACGATAAGACCGAAACGTGGCGTTATACCCACGGTATCAAAGCCACAATGCCTATGTATAATGCGGAACAACAGATTATTCAACAGTATGTAAAGATTGCAAGGGAGGTATTCGGTGGAAAATGAGTTAAATAGTTGGGCACTTGATTTCGAAGATACCTTATGTTCCCTTTTGAAATCGTACATGGAAAGCAGGGTAAGAGGAATTAAAGTGACGCAAGATGAAGAATCGGGCGGCACTGCAACATTCCCGACGCTTTTAGTCAGACAAATCGGTGTAATAGAAGCCGGACGAACCAATGAAGCAAAGACAATCAACGCAATTCGACCGACATTTCAAATTACAATAACGAATAAAGGTTCAAGAAAATCAACTAAGGACATCGCAGCATATGCGGTGTCTTTTTTTAAACAACAAATGTTTGAGGTATCAAATGTAATCCAAACAATTTCCAAGCAAGTGCGAACGGTTACATTCCGCGCAACTCGCGTAATTGGAAACGTTGAGCATTTAGATCAGCTATAAGCAGAAAGGAAGTAGAAAATATGGCATCAACAAGCTATAGAACACGTGTCATTGTAAAAGAGCACACGGAAAAACAGGCTGACTTTGCAGGAACATACAATCTTTTGGTTGCGGCTAAGTCAGTTCCAAGCCCTGCATCACCACCAAACACGGTAGAGTCAACAACGATGGAAGATGATCAGCAAACTTTTGAAAAAGGAATTAAGACTTCTGATTCAAGAGAAATCACAGGAAACCTTGAAAAAGAATATCTTTCAAAGGTGGATGGATATGGAGATAAAAAACTTGATATTATCCATCTGTACGGAACTGACGGTATTGGTGGCGTAGCGAAGTACGCATATGTAGGAACTGCAACAGCAACACCTAACGATGTAGGTGGAAACGATGAAATCCTTGAAATGACGGTAACAGTTATTCCAAGTACAGCATCAGAGCTTGTTACAGATAAGCTGACTGTCGTTGATAACAACGATGGAACATTCACTGTAACAGTGGTGGGGTAAAAAGCCTATCGGATGAGCAATCGACCACACCGATAGGCGAGGACGAACGGTCGATAGCAGAACTTGAAGCAATAAGATAAGCAACAATGGGGCGGTGGAAACACTGCCCCTTGCCAATTAGGGCAGAAAGGCAAGGTAAAACATGAAAGTTAAATTAGGTGGAAAAGAATATACAATTCAGTTTGCAACAAGACCATCGTTAAAATCACATATCTTACAGGATATTATGAAGACACAGGACATGGAAGATATTTCCTCTATGGAAGATATTCTTCTTGAAACGCTTCCTAAGACACTTCTTGTGGGATTGCAGATGCATCACAATGAAGAATTTGGATATGATTACAAAACAAACGAAGGCTACGATGAGCAGCTTGAGAAGGTGTCCGACATTCTCTATGATGCGATTGACACAAACGAGATTAACTGCATGGATTTATTCGCTGATATGCAGAAGGAAATGATGACAAACGGTTTTTTAGCGCAGATGATGGAGTCGTTGGAGAGAGCGCAGGAGCAGGAGAAAGAGAAGAAAAAGACCCCATCCAAAGCGAAAGTCAAGAATTAACATGGGAATATTACGTTGCGGAAATCCGTCCGTTTTACCTTATGGTAACGAAAGGCTACGGATTTTCCGTTGATGATATAGATATGATGAATCCAGAGTTGCTTAAGCCTTATGTGGATGCATATAAGGCAGAATGGAAGCAACGCGATATGGAAATGTATATGTGGTTCGGCAGATATGCAACGTCAGCACTTGTGACCGCAATAGACGCGACATTCGGTAAGGGTAATAGTAAGTACGTGAAAGAAACTTGCTATGATTCCATCGAAAAGCATAATACGGACGATCCCGATGCGGAGATACGAGAAATGCTTAAGGCAGAAGAAGCATGGGCGGCTGAATCAAGGAAATCACATTTACCAAAGCCAAAGATAGTTTAAGAAAAGAGGGGTATTACTATGGCAGTAATTATCGGAAGTGCGAGACACGATGAACACGGAAATTGCTATTCTGGTGGAAAAGCCGGAGACCAGACCGGACAGGAAGTGTCTACGCAGAAGTTTTACAACCATTCTAAAGGATGGTACGTGCTAAGGGCGAAGGACGATAGGGTTGCGGAGAAGTTAGCCGAAGCTATGCAGATTGCATCTGACAATAAAAATATCGGCTATGACCAATCGGAACGCTACGGAGTCATTAAGCATGGCATCAACACAAAGGTCAAGACGGAATGCGATTGTTCGTCCCTTGTACGCGCTTGTATTATCCATGCATTCGGGAAGGATGTAGGAGATTTCAATACTGCAAACGAAAGAATCATTCTTTTGAAATCCGGCTTGTTTACCGATGCTGGTTCTTACCGAATCGGAGAACTGCTTTACAACGGGGACATTCTTGTGACGCGTACAAAAGGTCACACTGCAATCGTTGTAAGTGGAGCAAAGAAAAATGCAAGCAAGTATTATTCGATGTATACCGGAAAATCTGGATCAATCGTTGAAGCATTAAAAGCGGTTGGGGAAGATGATGTGTCAAAAGAACATCGCGCGGAAATCGCAAAAAAGAACGGATTTTCCAATTTTAAGTTTACATCAGAGGAAAATTCAAAAATGATTTCTCTTCTGAAAAAGGGAAAACTGAAAAAGTAATTCAAGGGCGGTAGGGGTCAAATCCTACCGTCTTTTTCTAAAACTAAATAAAGGAGGTGTAACTGTTGGAATTAGAAACCTTAGAGGTCAAGATTCAAGCGCAGGCAAGACAGGCTAATGGTCAGATCGACGCACTGATAACAAGGTTAGGAAAACTATCTTCATCCTTGCAAAGCATAGATTCTAGCGGAATTAACCGGTTATCAACCGGAGTAAACCGATTGTCAAACTCAATGAGTGCCATGCGCAGTGTTGATTCAAGGTCATTCTCGACTCTTGCAAGAAACATCAAAACGCTTAGCAACATTGACACAGGAAAGATAAATGCAGCAGCCGGAGCAATGCGACAGATTTCAAAGTCGGTAAGCTCGTTTTCCGGTATGTCAAAATCGGTGCAAGGGTTATCGGAATTAGCCGGAGGAATCAAGCAACTTGGTTATACAAGCTCAACAAAGGCTATCGAGAATATACCAAAACTTGCGGTTGCAATGCGACAGCTTATGTACGAATTGTCGAAAGCCCCTAGCGTAAGCCGGAATATTATTGACATGACAAATGCATTGGCAAAATTATCACGTACCGGTGGAGCGGCAGGAACAGCGGCAAAAAGCATCACAAGCTCATTTAGTGGATTTAGTTCCAGCGCTTCTGCGGTTACCAAGAAGTCGTTCTCCCTTGCGTCTGCAATCGGAAAAGTGTATGCAACGTACTGGGCTTTATTTCGTGGATTTAGGCTACTTGGAGATGCCATTGACATATCATCCTCACTGACAGAAGTTGAGAACGTTGTAAGGCAGACATTCGGGCAGTATGAAAGTCTAATTAACAATTTCGCAAAAACATCCATTGAAAAATTTGGTATGTCCGAATTGTCCGCGAAACAGTTTGCAAGCCGTTTCCAAGCAATGGGAACCGCCCTTGATATTCCACAGGGGAAAATGGCAAATATGTCTATCCGGTTGACAGAATTAGCCGGAGATATGGCTTCCTTTTATGATGTGAGTCAAGAAGATATTGCCAAGAGTCTGCAATCTGTATTTTCCGGTACTACGGCACCTATGCGGCGTTATGGTATCGACTTGACACAGGCAACATTAAAGGAATGGGCGTTAAAGCAAGGGCTTGATGCGAACATTTCCTCGATGACACAGGCTCAAAAAGCCATGTTGCGTTATCAGTATGTGCTTGCGCATACAACCAATATTACCGGAGACTTTGCCAGAACAGCCGATAAACGAAACTTTTGTTTCATGTGTCGCGCGGCATAGCAATATGTCGATGAAAAATCGGGTAAAATCGGTGAAGGCTAAGTTGACTTAGCACGAACATTTTTGTATAATATGTTTGAGGTGATTTAATGCGAACATATTATATCTACAAAGCAACAAATAAAATAAACGGAAAATCTTATGTCGGTCAAACTTGTGATTTTCATAGCAGAGTGTGGCAACATCAAAGGTGCTACGAAAAAGAAGATTGCGACTTTCATAGAGCAATTAAAGAATTCGGGTTTGACAATTTCTCATGGGAAATCATCGAAACGTGTGAAAGCGAAGATGGAGCCTGTGAGTTGGAAAAGTATTACATTGAAAAATTTAACACCTATCGAGATGGCTATAATATGACCAAAGGTGGGAAAGGCGCGCCGTATCATAACGCCAGGGCAGTTGTTTTGCTGACGCTTGACGGACGGTACATTAAGCGTTATGATAGTGCAATGGATGCAGAAATTGACGGATTTAATAATACGGATGTTCTGCTTAATTGTAAAGGAAAAAGGCGGCAGACAAAGGGCTATATGTTCATGTTTGAGGATGAGTATGAATCAAACGGAGCGAAAACCTATAGAAAGCCGGAACCTAACGGAATGAGAAGCATTATTCAATGTGATATGGAAGGAAATTTTATACAGAAATTTAAAAGTTTGCAGGAGGCGGCTAGGATTACCGGAGCAAATAGAACAACTATTTCCGGTGTGCTTTCAAATACCTATAAGTCGGCAAATGGATATATTTTTGTATACGAAGAAGATTTTCCAATAAAAGATTTGAGCATCTATAAAAAGCGCAAAAAAGGAAGAAAAATTGCGCAAGTGGATGCGAAAACCAGAGAGATTATAAGAGTGTTCGATAGAATATCCGAAGCAGGGGAATCTCTTGGAGTTAATTACAAAGCAATACATAATGTAATTGACCAAGAGGGGCGAACTGCTTATGGTTATAAGTGGATAAGTCAATAAGCTAATACCGAGATAAGGCTATAAAATAAAAGTTATAGCACATTGTAGAGCGTAGGGATTGAACCTATGCTCTTTTCTTATGGAAAGAGTGTAGAATATAATATCCCCAAGAGTATCCGACAGCCACAATGCTGTGGTTGAAAATGTACGCCGAACTTATGGGAAACCATAAGAAGTAGAGGATAAAAAGCCTTTACGATAACATATTGACATGGCATAACCAGATAACCATGCTTAGAGAGAACTTCAAAGCACTTGGAGCGGTTGTTGGTGGTGGTTTAATCAATGCATTCAAGCCATTTATCAAGGTACTTAATTCAGTTCTGCAAAAGGTTATTTCCTTCGCAGAGATGGTAACAAATGCTTTAGGTTCTATCTTCGGATGGAAGTATGAAGCAAGCAAAGGAGCAGGAATCAGCGGTCTTGCTGATGATATTGGAAGCGCGTCTGACGGCATGGACGATTTAAGTAATGCCGCAGGAAACGCAGGGAAAAACACGGGTGGTATCGCAAAAAATGCCAAGAAAGCAAAAAAGGAAATCCAACAGGCAACTCGTGCATTTGATGAATTAAAGGTTATTTCAAAACAAAGTAAAGATAATACTTCCGGTTCTGGAAGTGGTGGGAGCGGTGGAAGTGGTGGCGGTTCTGGTTCTGGCGGTTCTGGTGGTGGAGATACCGGAAAACTGGTTCAGACCGACACCATTTTTAAGAAATTCAAAAGCAACATCAAAGACCTTGAAGGACTTGGAAAAGCAATTTCCGGTGCTCTTATCAATGCGATGCGAGGTATCGAGTGGGATGAAGTATATGCCAAAGCATCCGGCTTTGGTAGTGGGCTTGCAAAATTCCTTAACGGACTATTTAAAGGGCAAAAAGGAACAACGCTTTTCGGAGAAACCGGAAAACTGATCGCAAATTCATTAAACACGGTGCTTCATGGATTGGATTCGTTTGGAACGACATTTAATTGGAAGCAATTTGGAAATTCAATCGCAGACGGAATAAACAAGTTTTTCCAAAACTTTGACTTTGCATTATTGGCTCAAACACTTAATTCATGGGCGCAAGGCGCGTTTGATGCAGTTACGACAGCATTAAGTAAAATTTCCTGGAAAGATGTTTGGAACGGAGCAAAGGAGTTTTTAAGTAACTTAGATGTAAAGACGGTTGCAATTATTGTCGGTGCGCTGACAATCAAAAAAATTCTTGGATTACATCTTGCAAAAACCGCACTTGATATAATCGGAACTTCCATTTCAAAATCAATAGCTGGTTCACTTGCATCAAGGCTTGGCGTTGAAATTGCGGCAAATGAGGGAATCTCGGCAGTATTGTCTACCGCTTTGTCAAAAAAAATAGGTGGGGCGTTTGCTACACTTGGAACAACTGTTTCAGCTGGTGTCAAAGCTTTATTCGGTAGCGGTGCGGCAGAGAGCGCACTTTCTTTTATCAGTCCGGTAGCAAAAGCTATAACCGGGATTGGATCTGTTGCAATTGGCGCGTTTACTGCAATATCAAACTTTGTGACCATGCTAAAGAACGGATTCAGTTGGCTTAATGAAGCACTTATGCTTGTCGGAGTTACGATTACGGCAGTCGGAGCGGTTATTTTAGGGGTAGCGGCAGCACCGGCAGCGATTACCGCAGGAATAGTAGCCGCTGTTGCAACGGCAACTGTAGTAGTCAAGGATCATTGGAAAGAAATAAAAGAAATTTTCTCAAAAGCCGGAGATTGGTTTAATACTAATGTGATTAAGCCAATAAGCGGATTTTTTGAGGGATTATGGAAATCCGTTTCCGGTTTTTTCTCTTCTTTATGGAAAGATATATCCGGTGTATGGAAAACAGTTTCTGGATGGTTCAATACTAATGTTATAACTCCTATTGTTTCATTTTTCCAAGGATTTTCGAAAAGAGTTGGTCAAATCTTTGAAGGATTGTGGATCATTGTCAAGGCTGTATGGATTGTTGTTTCTGATTGGTTTAAATCAAAGGTAATAGAGCCAATAAAGAAGAATTTTGAATTATTGAAATCGGCAGTATCAACTGCATTCAAGGTTCTATGGACAACTGTAAAATCGGTATGGGCGGTGGTTTCCGGTTGGTTTAAGGAGCATGTTACAACACCTATCAAGAATGCTTTTAGCTCAGCAAAAGAATCTATTCAGAAAGCTTTTAGCGCGGCAAAGACAGCGGTAACCGGGGCGTGGAATAGTGTTTCTAGTTGGTTTAAAGAACATGTAACCACCCCGATAAAAAATGCTTTCTCGAAGATGAAAGAAAGTGTAGCTGAAATATTCAGCAAATTATGGAATAGCGTGAAAAGTGGCGTTGCCGGGGCAATGAACACCGTAATTTCAAGAATTGAAACAGCAATAAATTCATTGATCGGTGGAGTGAATACCGTTTTGAGAGGGTTTAACAGTGTTGTTTCTGCGGCGGCTAAAGTAGCAAAGGTAAAGTGGAGCGGAGTCGATCTTGTGCCGAAAGTGAGCCTACCTAAAGTAAAGGCTTATGCAACGGGCGGTTTTATGGATAAATATAGCATAGCAACAGTTGGAGAAAACGGGCTTCCGGAACTTATGGGAACAGTCGGAGGTAAGCCAGCGGTCGCAGGAAGTCAAGAAATTACCGGAATCAAAGATGCCATCAATTCAACATCTGCGCAAGAGGTTTCCTTACTGCGACAACAAAATCAGTTATTACAAGCTATTTTACAGAAAAATTTCGGAATTACTACAAACGACATAGGAAAAGCCGCAAGGGATTATGGTAGAGAATATTACAATCGAACCGGAGACAATGTATATGTTTTTTAGTGACTTCTATAATAGAACGTGATATAATTCTAAATAAATCATATCACAAGAAAGGAGTCATTATGAGAAGCACAAAAAAATTATTAGTAGCGATGGGGTTGGCATTTGCCGTTTTGATTTCGGCTATGCCAATCCAAAATGCAGATGGGAAACAGATTGTTGCACAGGCGGCAACTATCAAATTAAGCAGAAAGACTCTTAATTTAAAAATTGGAGAATCCGCAACATTAAAGATAAGCGGAATGAGGAAAACTGCTAAATGGACTAGTGGCAATAAATATGTTGCTTCTGTAAATAAGTCTGGAAAGGTTCTGGCGGTTGGGGAAGGAACAACGTACGTAAAAGCAAAAATTGCAAAGAAAACGCTTTCTTGCAAAGTTACCGTCACTTCTTCCTTTAATGCGAACAAGGTAAAGAAAAACATCTCAATTGAATACCAAGATAGTGGTCATGGAGTTGTTGCTATCTTGAAAAACAACAACAAGGTAAATGTTGATCTGGACGCAAAACTTGTATACTACAAAAACGGTAAAATGCTGGATAGCAAAAGCGATTGTAACAGAGCTTTTGAATCCGGTAAGGAATGTGTTCTTTATTTTGACGCACCGAGCGATTCTGATTATAACGATGTTTCTTATGATAACTATAAAATGTCGTTGAGTGTTGATGAAGCAACAAATGCTGTTTGTGATGTTCGCAATATAATGGTTCAATCGGACATTGGAGCAGATAATGTTACGGTTGAAGCTACAAACGATTCCGGAAAAGATTTTTCATTTGTGAAAATTTCTTGCTTAATGTATGATGCATCTGGCAACTTGATCAAATATGATTATCATTATGCAGAATGTGAAAAGAATGGAGACACCGATTATTTCTCGTTTAGTTTTCCGTACGATTCAAATTACGATACGATCTATCCGAGCAGTTATAAGATATATGTTGATGAAGCATATACATATACTTGGTTGCAGTAAAGATTAAAAAATGAATGACACTTAAGCCGTGGAAACACGGCTTATTTTAATTCCAAAATCGGATTGACACAAAATCAAAAATAGTCTATCCTTATTACTAAGGAAACAACCTTATCCGTGAAGATGCGGATTACTTACTCGAACGCCATACTGTACGAAAGAGGAAACCAATGTGATTTCACAACCGGTTTCCTCTTTTTTATTCAGATAAAAATGTATGGAGGTAGACACGAATGAAAAAATCACAACTTATGCTTAAGATTCAAAATAGCATTGAGGTATTTGAGAATCCGATATTCGGACAGATTAGAATGTCCATGGTCGATGATGAACCGATGTTTTGCCTTGTTGATGTTTGCAGGGCATTGGAAATGTCAAACAGCCGTATTGTTGCTGATAGACTAGACGAGGATGAACGACGTAAGTTAAACTTACCCCGTCAAGGAGAAACTTGGTTTGTTACTGAATCTGGCTTATATGCGGTTATTCTTCGAAGCGATAAACCGAACGCAAAGAAGTTTCGCAAATGGGTAACATCCGAGGTTATCCCTACAATCCGTAAAACAGGTGGATATGTCAATAATGATGAATTATTTATTTCCACTTACCTGCCATATGCAGATGAAAACACTAAGCTGATATTTTCACAGACATTAAAAACTGTTAGAGAGCAGAACGAAACCATTAAAAGACAGCAGAAAGAAATCATCCATAAAGAAGATGTTATTATCGGACTCGTTGATGATATTGACTTGGCAACTAAGAGACAGCGGATAACGCAGATTGTCCGTTTCGGTGCCGATGGAAAGTATCAAGAACGCTATTCGTTGCTTTATGGAGAATTTGAAAGGAAATATCACTGCAACCTTAAATCAAGGATGGAAGGGTGCACGCTCAAGCCAAAAGTAAGAAACAAGATGGATTATATCGACAGGGAAATGGGAATGATTCCGCAGTTGTACGAAATCGCTTGCAAACTTTTTGAAAACGATGTAGAAAAGCTGAAATCTGAATGGGAATCAGTAGTAGCTTAAAATTTAATCAAATGGATAGCATCTACCAAACGGTAGGTGCTATTTTTATACCCATTTTTAGGAGGTAAACGATGGGATATGGCGGATATTTAGTAAAGTTTGGGAATTATACCATACCGAACAATTTAATAAAGCAGGAAACGTTTAGTTCCTATGTGAATATGCAGGACAAAGACCTTTGGACGGATGAAAACGGATATGAGCATCGTGATGCCGTGGAACTGAAAGCCCTAAAGGTTGAGTTTGAAACCAAAGCCATGCTGACCGAAAAGCAGTTTGATGATTTTTGGAAGAATATTGAAAAGAACTATACCAAGGCAAAGGAGCGCGGTGGATATATCACGGCATATGTGCCGGAGAGACGCGGATATGTGACACAGTACGGATATATCGCTGATATTCAGCCTACGTTCTATTCTGTGGCACATGGGGAGATAAAGTATGACCCAATCAAATTTTCGTTTGTAGGTGGTGTATATGATAAATAGCAGTTTGAAAGAAAAGTATTGGGATTCCGCGACAGACAAGCAGATGGTCATATCTGTTGTTGGAACGAATCAGAAAATAGACAATTCGATGCTTGAAATCGGTACGTTTGCGCTCGAAGAAAGTCTTTGTTCGGAGTCTGAATTAAAGTTTGGAGCGTGCGAAGCGAATTGTGTAAAATTCACAGCACGAAACACCGCAGGAAACATTATCGGAAAGAAAATCTCTATCGAAGAAACGATTGATGGAGATAGCGAAAATCCTATGCCATACGGAGTTTTTAAGGTTGCATCCGATGTTCCTGCGGCTGACCGTACAAAACGGCAGATTACGGCATATGACGCTATGTATGACATTATCAATACGGATGTAAAGTCTTGGTATGCAGGACTTAGTTTTCCAATGACACTTAAGCAGTTCCGAAATAGCTTCTTTGCGCATCTTGGAATTGCGCAAGTTGAAACAAGCCTTGTCAATGATTCCATGACGGTCAATAAGACGATTGTAGCCACACAGACGGACGATTCAAGCGCGGTCACAGAAGAGTCTGCTATCAGTGGAAAAACCGTTGTAACGGCAATCTGTGAGATTAACGGATGCTTTGGAAATATCAACCGAGAGGGCAAGTTTGAGTATATCTTTCTGAAAGCAATCACAAGCGCACTTTATCCGGCAGAAGATTTATTTCCGGCAGATAATTTATTTCCGTCTGATGCAAATACAGAGTCCATGACTGGACACTATATCACGTTTGATTATGAGGACTTCCAAAGCAAGGCAATCACGCAGCTTGAAATCAAGACAAGTGAAGATAATGCCGGTGCTATTGTTGGAACTGCCGGAAACAACTATTCGATTACAGGAAACTTTCTTGTATCAGACAAGACCGGAGCGGAACTTGAACAGATTGCAAATAACCTATTGCCTATTATGGCACAGGCGGCATACACACCGATTAAAAGTTGCACTTGTGTCGGCAATCCATGTCTGACACTTGGCGAACCAATCCGGTTCAATACCACAAGAGAGATTGTTGAAACGTATCTATTGCAACGCGCCCTAACCGGAGTGCAAAGTAAAAGAGATTCAATCTCGGCACAGGGCACGCAGACACATTCCGCAAAGGTTAATTCTATCAGAGACATGATTGAAAGCGTGCAAAGACGTACCGGAAAGTTAGAAAGGAATGCAGACCATCTTCAATCCACGTATGAGGATTTAGAGGAACAGACAAATACCAAGTTTGAGCAGACCGCAAAAAGCATTGTCGCAGAAGTCAATCGTGCGCAAAAGGCAGAGGGTGCATTGGACGCATCCTTGGAATTGAAGTTAGGCAGAGATGAGAACGACCAAGTTATTTCTATGATCAATGCCAGCGCAGACCAGATTATGCTTCGTGGGAACAGGCTCATAGTCGAAAGCAACAACTTCAGACTTGATGGAGCTGGACGAGTAACAATAATCGATTCGCTAAACTTTAATTCGACAGCGCTCGGTGATGACCTTACAATTATTGGGCTTGACGGAAGAGGCAGACCCATGCTGCAAAACATACTCATTGACCTAGGCACTGTAACGGATTCAAACTCGGAATCCTTGGCGACCGAAAGTTATGTTGACAATTCGCTGATTGGCTACGCAACCAAAAGCGAATTGCCAAGTGGGTATTTTACAGATGTAGACTATACACTTAATGATAGCTCTACAACCAAGTATTCGCCAAGACACTTTAATAAAATGTCTGATTTTGGTTCAAGGGAAAGCACCTTGGATATCGAGGGTCTTTTGATTTCTATTCCGAGTTCCGATAAAAGGCTGAAAAATAATATACAATCATTAAGGGATATTAAAAGCGTTTATATGGCAATGCGCCCGGTTGAGTATACATGGAAATCCGGATATATCACGCAGCACACAGGCTTACAGTTTGGTTTAATTGCGCAGGATTTAGAGAAGATTTTACAGGATGCCGGATTGTCCGATAGCGGGCTTGTACTAAAAGAAGATGCCGAAGAGGATGAAAAAGCAATTCACGGAGATTCAAAGACATGGAAAATTGACAAGGAAAATCTTCATGCAATGCACATTCAGATGATTCAAAAGCAACAAAAGGAAATCGAAGAGTTAGAGCGAGAGAACAAAAAATTGAGCGAACAGATGAAAGACTTTGAGCAACGATTATCCGCGTTAGAAAGGAAGTGATTAGATGGCATATCAGAAAATATATAGCCGCGAACATTGGGAGAATTTTCCAAGCGAAAAGACCGCAATTAATCGAAATAGGCTGAACAATATAGAGGGCGGCATTGATGCAATCGACGATCGTGTGTGTGCACTTGATACCACAAAAGTTGACTTGACCAAAGCTAACGAACTTGTAAAGGAAATCCTTTGGGATGAATCCAACGGAACGCTGACGGTCGTTAAGATGAACGGTTCCAAGGCGGTTATTGATACCAAGTTGGAGAAGCTGGCGGTCAACTTCAAGTACAATCCGGAAAGTCAACAGTTGGTAATCACGCTTGACGATGGCACAGTACAGAATGTGGATTTATCGTCTCTGATTACAGAGTATGAGTTCTTGGATTCTGATACGATTGCATTTGCAATCGGAAGTGACGGTAAGGTGTCCGCAATCGTGAAAGAGGGAAGTATCCAAGAAAAGCATCTGCGCCCGGATTATCTTGCAGATATTAAAGTGGAATCTGCCAAGGCTGTAGCATCTGCCAAAAGTGCAGGAGAGTCCGAAACCAAGGCTGCAAAATCTGCCACAGATGCCAAGGACAGCGCAGACCGAGCGCAGGAAATCGAAAACGAGATTAACAAGAAACTCACAATGACAGAATTTGATGTGAATGAGGATGGGGAGTTGATTTACATGGACAATGCGGCATATAACTTTTTCGTTGACAATGACGGAAATTTGAATTGGGAGGTGGCTTAAATGGCTATAGCAGGAAGAGTAGCAATTGTGCCAAAAGGCGATTGGAGCGCAGATGCTACATATAAGAGATTGGATGCAGTGACATATAACAATACACTGTATTTTGCGAAAAAAGAAGTTCCGGCAGGAACGGCAACGAGCAATACAGAGTATTGGTCGAAATCGATTGTGGGTGGTGCTGGTGGTGTTGCTACGGCTGATGAAGCCGGTGTGGTAAAGCCAGCAGATGGACTTACAGTTGCGGAAGATGGAACCCTTAAGGTCAGCATTGATGGAACAACACTCACAATGGATCAGGTCAACAATGTTATCAAGTTGGCTGACACTTTAAAAGATAAAATCAATGGTGCGTTCCCAGCTGCAAACTTAATCAACAACCTTACCACTACAGAAGCGGGATTCGGGCTGGATGCCCGACAGGGAAAGGCTTTGGATGATAAAATCACTGAAATAAACGGCAGTTTAAATAGTAAATTTCAAATCATTAATCCGGATGGCATTACTAAAAATTTCTACTATGAAAAAAGTATTGGTGAGGTAGGTGGATGGTTTAGATTTTTTAAAATTACTTATTTTTCGGAAACAGGGGCACAAGGAGCAGCTTATAACCATTTTAATGTCACAATTAGTCAAGTTTTTAATAATGGATTAGGCGGCAATTGCAACTTTGATATTATTGAAGAATATGCAGACAATCCCTATATAATTCAAAGGTACAATACTCTTAAACAAATTAAAAAGTTTAGAATAGTACGCAGCGGAAATATTATTTACTTCGATTTTTATGCTAATAGCATTAATAATACTACAATAGTGCTTATAAATATTCCATTCTACAAAAATGCATCAAATATATCTGAGGCATCTATTGTAAAATATCTTATTGTTCCAGACGTTTCTGACGGAGAAAAAATAATTAAAAATACTAATCTAACAACAAATAATTAACTTTACACTTTGCTGTAATTTTTAATACCTATGACAATAACATCCATCGAATCTCTCGTATTACTGATAGTAAACTTCCCGGAATAGGACTCCAGTGTATCTTCTTTCGAATAAGCAATAGTCACTCCTATTTGCTCGTTTCCATTAACGAACGAGACTCTGCTTCTAATACTGTCTGACTGATAGCCAACGGTTGTCGCTATTAAAAAATGGCTTGCTAAATTCCCAACGAAAAAAATAATGCAATTCAAGCATGGAATAGTAATGCTTCCGTTTTTTGCAAGATTGTATTTTTTTGAAACCATTGGAGAGTTCTCAAAAGTTAAACTGCCGTTTAAGAAAATATATCGAACAAATATTCGAACGTAACTTATAAACCATTTTTATCATAGAAAGGAATAAAAAATTATGGATAAAATTATTTTGAAAGATCAGACCAGCTTTGAGATTGCCGATGGGGCAAGCCTTGGAAACATCCAGATCAAAGCCGAGAACTTCGAAGCCATTAAAACGATCACGGATGCTTTTACTGCAGACAACATTGCGGAAGTAACATTTAAACACAATAATGAGGTATCCGGAAAGTACACCGATCTGAAGTGTGATGGGTTTACATATGCGCCGAATACGGACGAGGCAGGTAAGGAAGATGGAACCTACACGGTTACTATCCGGTTGCGGACAAAGACGGAAATGGAAAAGGCAATTGATGAGCTTAAAGCAGGACATGAAGCAAATGCAGAAGCAATCGAAGAACTGGCAAGCATTGCCGCAGAAAGTGAGGTGTAGGATATGGTTAAATTCTATGTGAGACGTATTCTTGTAGAAAAGAAGATGACGATTGATGAAGTGCCGATGCGTTGGCGCGCAAAAGTGCAAGAAGAGATTGAGAAACAGCTTACCGCTTCTCTGCAATGACATTTCCTGTCGAAACTTGCGACCGAAAAATGTTGAAATCATGCATATTACAGTGATACTATGGACTTGTCCGAAAGGGCACTTCAAGTTCTGGCATGGGTGGGGTTTGGCATGGCTCCGCCCATAATTGGGGATTGACTATGCCGAACACACGTTCTATAATATCTGTATCGCTACATAGGGCACATGATTGGGGGTTTTAGGTTGGGAAAAGAGTACTACAAAAATGAAATCATTAAACTTATTGAAAAATGCGAAAATTTGCATTGGTTAAAAACCATATATGCATACATAAGTAACTTATTAAAATAGGAAAAGAGCCAAGGGTCTGCGCATTGCCCTTGGCTCTTTTTTACTTTTTGTCTGAAATCATATCTACTAAATTTTCTAAGGCTGTCCAATCGCTTTCGCTTAATTTGCACAGTGCAGAAACAAGTCGATACTTAAAGTTTTCATCACCTAATCTTTGGATTTCTCCAAGCATTGCTGAAATCTGTTCGTCTTTTGATAATTCAACAAACATTTCTCCGTTTCCGGTGCGAAGCCAATCTTCATTGACATTAAACTCTTGACAAATCAATTTAACAGTTTGTTCTGATGGAGAATTTTCTCCGCTTTCCATTTTGCATACAGCAGATCGTGAGACTAAAATTTTTTCTGCAAATTCGGTTTGGCTTAATTTTGCTGATAACCGAACTTGCTTTATTCGCTCATTCATCCTTTACCCTCCTTTCACAATTATATTAACATTAAATGTTCATTAAGTCAACAAAAACTATTGACAATGTATATTTAATGTGCTATTGTATGTACATCAAATGAACAGAAAAGAGGTGAGAACATGAAGAAAATGACGTTCAGACAAAAGCGCGACTTACTCGATAAGTTTGAGCCGTTCATTATTGGCGGAGTTCAATTCATAAGTGCATTGGCTGGAGCTGCTGTCGGAATAGCTATCTGCTACTTTTTCTAAATGATATGTGGCGGTTGCCGTGATTATGGCAACGACAAATGGGATAAGGATATTTCTCAAAAATGAAAGGAAAAAGTATTCTTTATAAAATCTTCCTTTTGGAGAAACTATAAAGCTAAAATTTGATCTATCCGCAGATGTACTTACTTTTGTTACATATCCTTTATCCTGCAAATCCAAAAACGCTTGATATACATCTTCTTCATCGAATTTACCTATTTCGGAAAGTTCGATTGAAAAATTTGTTTTAGATATTTTCTTTAATATTATTCTTTCAATTTTTAGAAGCATGTTAATTCCTCCGTTTTTGAAAATATTATATCACAGAAAGGAAGCGAAAATATGGATAATTTAGTACGCATTGGAAATGCGGATATTTCCATCAAAGAGTACAAAGGCGAAAGAGTGGTCACATTTAAGGACATTGACATGGTACATGAAAGACCAGACGGAACAGCAAGACACAGATTCGCTGAAAACAAGAAACATTTTGTTGAGGGAGAAGATTATTTCGTTTTGAAACCGTCAGACCTTGAAAATACTGAATTGGACGGATTTCGTCCAGTAGGAATTGATACCGTGAGTCCAAGAGGAACAGCACTCATTACCGAACAGGGCTATCTGATGTTGGTCAAGTCATTTACGGATGATTTGGCATGGGAAGTACAAAAGAAATTAGTTTCTTCCTATTTTAATGTATATTTTCGGATGCGACTTGAACATTGTAGCAGAGTACGAAATCAGATATTGCGCATGAAAGGAAGTGATTGTATGAGCGAAAAGGAAAAGCGAGTTGTCGAAAAACTTCGTGATGCCATTCCGAATATGACAGATTTTCAGAAAGGATATGTTCTTGGAATGGTAGAGAGTTCTGCTTCAAAACATAGTGAGCAGGGCGAGGAAAACGAAACACATAATGGAAAGGAGAATTAAAATGAGCAATTTTGAATTTCAGAAAGTTAATTCAAGGGTAATTCGTAGCGGTGACAACTATTTGGCAAGGGTTGACTCTGCGGAAACTTTTTCAAGCATTTTCGTTGACGAGGAAACGACATATGGAGTTTCTGTAAGAGATGCGCAGATACAGACAGGAGATTCGACTTACACACCTGCAATGGCTTTTACATATTCCATGGAAGATGGTTCCGTGCGTTTTATAGATGTTGTTGTATGTCCGTTACTCGGAACGTTTGTTTCTGACTGGTACTAAATTATAAAGTGGCAGAAAGGAGCATGAATGAAAAAAGTAATCCAATTCATCATAGGTGCGGTTGCAATGGAGTATTCATTGGTTGCCGCGTGTTATATGGATAGTGAGGGCGCGGTCGGGGATGTGTCGGCTACTAAATTTGTAGCCGGTGCGGTAATTGCGGCAATCATGTATTACTGGTCGGAAGTAGACCGGAAGAGAGCTGAACTCGACAAGCGAATTAAGAGAAAACGCAGAATGAGAGAGGATGCATGGTAAGCGTTGTGTATATAAGTGGTACGAGATGTTCCACGAAAGAAAAGCGTATGCTTGCTGAACTTTTGGCAGGGAAACGAAAGAAACAGAATGATAAAGAGAATTTTGAAAAGGTTCTTGACAGAGAAATGGAAAGGAGAAGCAATGGAGAACAGAATAACACTGATCGGTGATGTTGTATCAGCACCAAGGGAAAGCCATAAATCAAGCGGTAAGATTTTTTATAAATTTTTCATCGGAGTTGAAAGAAGAAGCGGTGTTGCAGATATTCTTCCGGTACTGTTTGATGAAGAAATCAGCGATACAGAAATCAGCGGAACAGTATGTGTCAAGGGGAAGATAATTACACGGCACGTAAAAACAGGGTCTGGGAAAGCCATTCTTATGTATGTTATGGCGGATACAGTCGCAAAACCAGAGAATGATAGACCTTTGAATGAAGTAAGTCTTGATGGAATCATCGAGGAAAAACAGCTTAGAGGAACACCACTGGGTCGGAAAATTTGTGATGCGAAACTCAAAACCGTAAGAGAAAACGGAAAAGAGGATTTGATTACATGCATTGCATGGGGAAAGTGTGCAGAATATACGGACTCACTTGCTTTAGGCGATAGGGTAAGCACATACGGCAGATTGCAGAGCCGGAGATATAAGAAAACGTGTAAAGATGGTCGCGTTGTGGAAAAAGTTACATATGAGTTATCAATAAAAGGAATCGTGGGGGTGTAATAATGCGAATGATTTTAAAATCGTTACATATGGAGAATTTCAAAGGTATTAAGAGCCTTGATGTGAATTTCTCAAATAAGACAAGTATTAAAGGGCAGAATGCAGCAGGCAAGACCACAATTTTTGATGCGTTCACATGGTTGCTGTTTAACAAGAACAGTGCGGGCGAGGAAAAATTCAATGTCAGACCGCTGGATAAGGACGGACACCGCATTGATAACGTGGAAATCAAGGTTGTTGGAGTTATTGATGTAGATGGTAAGGAAGTGGAACTTTCCAAGGTTCAGAAGCAGAATTGGGTTAAAAAGCGCGGAACCGACACCGTTACTTTGCAAGGCAATGTCAATTCATTTGAGATTGACGGTTATCCGAAAAGTGAAGCTGAATTTAAGGCTTATATTTCCGGTTTGGCGCAGAGCGAGGAAATGTTTAAGATGCTGACCAATCCGCAGTATTTTTCTTCTCTGAAATGGAAAGACCAGAGAGACATTCTTATGAAACTTGTTTCAGAGGTTTCCGATGTGGAACTGGCACAGACAGATGCCAAGTATGCGCCACTGATTACGGAATTGGAAAAAGCACCGTCTACAGATGATATTCGTGCCAAGTTTTCCAAGGCTTTGAGCGAATGGAAGAAGAAACAGGCTGAAATTCCGGTTCGTATTGACGAAGCCGAGAAATCAAAGGTTGATGTAGATGTGGCAGAACAGGAGTTATTGAAAGCCGATTTAGAGAGAAAGATTGAAGCACTTGAAGATTTAATGGAGAAATCTGATGTGCGGATTGATGAAATGCGCAGCGAAGAAATGCGTTGTCAGTTTGAAATGTCAGCTATCGCGCAGAGAATGAATAACGAGCTTTCAAGCAAGAAGCGTGAGATTGAAAATCACAAATACGACCACGAACGGAAGTTAGAGGATGTTCGTTCATCAATCAGAAAAGCACAGGATTCTATTGAAAGCAGTAAGAAATCAATCTCTGAACAGACTCTTAAGAAAGCTGACCTTGTGAAAAGGTACAAAGAGGAAAGGGAAAAGAAGTTTGATGAATCCAAGTGGGTATTTGACGAAAATAGCACTGTTTGTTCATTATGCGGGCAAAGATTGCAGGAAGATAAAATAGAGTCTTTAAGAGCCGATTTTTCGCAGAGAAAGGCAGATGCAATCGAATCATTTAATGAAGAACACGCGAAAACGCTTGCCATGATCGTTGACGATGGAAATGCGTGTGCTGAAATGATTAAGAATCTGACCGAGAATAACAAAGAGCTGGAAAACAAGATTAACACCTTGAAACTGCACGAAGCGGAAGAAATTGACATTATCAAGAAATTCGATGAACAGATTTCTGAGATTCCGTCTTTCGCTTATTGTATGCAGAACGCTGAATATGCCAAGTTAAAGGCTAAACAGGATAAATTGCTTGCTGATATTGCAGAGTTAGAATCCAAGGGTGCAGATAAGGCAGTTGAGGACGCAAAAGCCGATAAAGAAAAATTAAAGAGCCAGCTTGATGAAGTGAACAAGGTTATTGCGCAGGCGGCTAACAATGTGGCGATTGATGATCGTATCGAAACGCTTCGTGACGAGCAGAAAGAAATCGGGCAGAAAGTTGCAGACCAGGAGCAGATGCTTTACCTCTTGGAAGAGTTCATTCGTTTCAAACTGGATAAGGTTTCTGAATCCATCAATAGCCATTTCAAGACAGTTAATTTCAAACTCTTTGAAATGCAGTTGAATGGCGGCATGAAAGATTGTTGCGAGTGTACCGTAAACGGAGTCGGATATTCAGATCTGAATAATGGTCACAAGATTTTAGCCGGACTTGATATTATCCGCTCATTAAGCGATCTATACGGTGTGAAAGCGCCTATTTTTGTCGATAACGCCGAATCGCTGAATGAGTTCAATGTGCCGGATATGGATGCGCAGTTAATTCTTTTGAGCGTTTCCGAGGACAGGCAGTTGAAAGTGGAGGGAGTGTAAATGTCAAGAATAGGAATCGGAAACAATGCCACACAGCCGGATGCACGGTGTATGTCATGCAAGCGTTGGAAGAGTGCAAGCAAAGGGTTCTGGGGAAGAGCCGGACATTGTTCTCTTCCGTATTGCGAGAAAGACGCGAGGAATAAAGGAAAGAGAGGTTACAGATAAATGCAGTATATCAAAGCGAAATTCCCAAACAGCACCAGAAGCTACGTGTATCGCACAGAGGATTTCGTAAAAGCCGGTGACACGGTGGTAAATGCCAAGGGCGCAAAGCTGACTGTTACGGATGAAACCGTGGATATGAAGTGGGTAGAAACCTACGGTGCTGATAAGATGGCGGTTGTGAAGAAGTATGAAGAGCCGGTAGATGCCGGAGAAAGTGAGGAATAAATTATGATTAAATCAGATTTTGGAACAGTAGAGGTAACCGGTTTTAAACCGGTTGTAATGGCAGAGTTCGTGTCACTGTTAGAGGTTTTAAAGCACGAGCTTGGGAAAGAAGATTACAACCGCATTTTACAGGATGCGGACAATACAAAGAAGTCCGGTGATGAACCGGAAGAAAAGGAAGTGGACTTTGAGCCACATTTAGTACAGCCGGATGGAACTGTCGACTACGGACGTATCGGAGAAGAAACGAACATTTGTGACATTACAGGGGAAAATTTGAGCGTTGGAGATACAGTAAATTTATATGCCATTGAGGACAACGGACAGGTTTCATTCAGAGGGGAAAATTCGATTGTGAAATACGATAATTCGGAGTTTGTGATGGGAGTGAGCGGAAGCAAATTCAACAGGGGATTTAGCAACAATAATTTTGAGTGGCTCATCATTCTGAACAGACGGCATAAGGAAATCAAAGACGGAGAAACGGTGGATTGTATTAAGTACATTAAATCAGAAAGGGCAGGTAAGTAATTATGGCAGAGAAAAACAGTTTAGAGGTACAGAAAGTCAACACTGCGGTCAGCCAGTGGACTAATTCAATCACGAACCTTGTTACAAAGGATTTTGAGTTATGCGGTGTGCCGTATGATGATTATTCAAAGCAGTGCGCCATGTCAGCTATGACAAGCATTTATCAGCTTGTTAAGGATAGCGATAAAATCAAGGATTTAAACGGACTTGATACATCAAATCTGCGTGAGGTTGTCGGTCAGTGCGCAAGTCTTAAACTTAATGCAAATGCAGTGCCGAGAGAGTGCTATTTTCAGCTTAGGACAAAGAAGTCCGGAGACAACTATGTGCAGGTTGTAGAAATGGGAATTGAGGGAGACGGCAACGATGCATTACTTCGTAATTATGGAGAGAATGTAGATACCGTATATCCTTGTTGGCTTGTTAAAGATGGGGACGAGTTTTCATATCCAAAACATAAAGGTATCGAAATGACACCGCCAGAGTGGGAAGAAATGGGACAGTCGCAGAAAGTTGTCCGTGTTGTTTATCCTCTGAAATTAAAGGACGGCACATTTCAGTATCTGATTGCAGAGAGAGACGGTGTAAAAGTCAATCTGTTTGCCCATGTGCGAAACAATCTGATGAATGAGACTTTTGGTATCTGCCAGAATCGTTACAAGGCATCTGCTGAACAGTTAGGCAAAATCAAGGCTAAGAAAGAGGAGATTTTCGATGCTTTGAGAAAATGCGCAACCGTTGATGAAATGTTGGGATGTGAAGTTGCAAAGCCTTATATCAGCGCGGCATGGATTGACACACCGGAATCAATGATTGTTCGTAAAATGCGCAACAATGCAATCAAGAAGTATCGCAAGGACTTCAATAGCATGGCAAAGCAGTCATTCAATCAGCTTGATGAAACCTATGTGCAGGCACAGGAAGAAATTTCCGAAAACGCCAATTCAGAGCCGTTTGTCGTAACTGAATCCGAAGCAACCGAAAGTGCAGCAGTTGAGCCGGAGAAAGTAGCCGGAGAAGTCGTTGAGAATGACGAGAATGTACCGGACTTTATGAAAGATTAGGAGGTTGCTATGAGAGTAATTTCGCAGGACGGAACGCTTGATATGCCATATGAAGAGGTGATTATTCAGAGATTCAGGTCAAGAATTTATTTCCTGAACAAAAACTTAATAGGTGTTGAGTCGCTTAATGAAGACATGCAAATTGCTGAATATTCCACCGAAGAAAAAGCGAAGAAGGCTATGGAAATGCTTAGAATTTCGTATGAAAATAATGAATTTTATCATCATACAGGAAATTCAGAACACTTCACGGAAATTACCCAAGCGTTAAGCGAAGAAATGTTTAAGAAATATACAACAGAATATTTTCAGTTTCCTACAGAGGAAGAATTGGAGTAGGGGATGGAGGTTTTATCGTTTTTGGATGCAGTTCAACGTGATATGGCTGATAATATCTACAACTTTTGTAAAGATGGGAAGTGTAGTCAATGTGGCAATTGTTGTAGTAACTTACTTCCCATGAGCCAAAAGGAAATTGATGTTATTCGCCGGTATATACGCAAGAAGCATATCAAAGAGTGTCGGCATATCGCGCCGGCAACGGTAGCCTATGACATGACTTGTCCGTTTCTTGATACAGGAAAAAGTTGCGAAAAGTGCCGCATTTATCCGGTTCGACCGGAAATATGCAAGCAGTTTATTTGCGACAATGAGCAGAGGGCAAAGCACAACCGGAAGTTGTTAGGGCAGACACGAGACATTGTTGATGTAAGAGAAGAATTTTTCGGAAAGTGAGGCGGTCTATTGGTTGAAGAATGGAAATGGGTAAAGGGTTTTGAGGGTGTATATCAAGTATCAAACCTTGGAAGATTGAAGAGTTTCAAAAAATATTCTGAAGGTTATATTCTTTCTGAAAAGAACGAAAAAGGGAGGATACCTAAGTGTTATCCTTTATGATTCAATTCAGAAAAAGCGACGTTGTACTAGAATTCATGTGTTGGTGGCAGAGTCTTTTATCGGAGAAATTCCTAAAGGTTACCATGTTCATCACATTGACGACAACAAGCAGAATAATGTTGTTACCAACCTTGAAATTATACATCCAAAGAAACACCGAATAGAAACGCATAGACAACATCCACAAATCAGTACAGGAATGATGAATTACAATAAGTTTGAAAGACCTAAACATATTTTACAGTATGATTCAGATGGACATTTTATCGCTGAATATGCAAATGGACAAATTGCAAGCGAACTTACAGGAATTTGTCAAAGAAATATCTTGCAGGTGGCAAACGGAGAAGAATACAAACCGGGGAAGATAAGAAAACAAGCCGGTGGGTATAGTTGGAAACTAAAGGAAAGTGAGGTGGTTTAAATGCTTATGCGTTGTTGCGGTTCATCATCGGCAGGCAACAGTTACGCTTTAATCAGCAGCAGTGGTGAGATTCTTGCCATTGAAGCAGGCGTGAAATTCATGGACTTTAAGAAAATGATTAGTTGGCGTATTTCTGATGTAGCTGGATGTATCGTCTCACATGAGCATGGTTAGGAGACCATGCACGATACATAAAAGATTTCATGAAATCTGGTATTCCGGTTTATACGGCGTTTGAAACACAGACAGCACTTGAAACCATAACCGGAGAGCGTACAATAGCCATTCCGCCACGCAGAACACGGCAAATCGGCAGTTTTACGGTTACCCCATTCAATGTGCCGCATGATACAGAAATCGAGTGCTACGGCTATTTAATCGAGCATGAGGAAATGGGAAAGCTGTTATTCTTGACCGACTTGGAATATTGCAGATATGACTTTTCTGGCATAAAAGTTGAGCATATCATGGCTGAAGCCAATTATAGCATGGACTTGGTAGACCGGAATGAGCCAAATTACGAACACCGTTTGCGAGGTCATATGAGCCTTGATACGGCACTTAAATTTATTCAGACGAACGACAACCAGGCTTTACGAAATGTCGTTTTAATACACTTATCGGACACAAGCGGAGATCCCGCGTTATTCCTACAACGAACGAAAGAAACAATTAAATATGGAGCAAATGTTTATGTTGCAGAAAAAGGGCTAGAGGTTAATATGAACCTTTGCCCGTTCTGATTGGTTGAAACACCTTGGCGAAAGCCTAAAAGAAACTATCTTGTTTGGCGAATAGTTATCACAAACCTTATTGAAAGCCATGTTTTGGCGGTGCGTTTACCGCACCGCCCTTACAAAAGATTGGAGGTAAAAATTGAAATTATGCGAATACTGTATGGCTGAATTTGAGCCGAAGCGACCAGATCAAAAATACTGCAGACCCAAATGTGCAAAAAGATACGCACAGTTTAAGAATTTTAAAAAGGCTGGAAGAATTGTGTATACAAGAATATGCCCGAAATGTGGCAGGCTGTTTATGACGATAGATGAACGAAAACTTCATTGCCAAGACTGCATCGGCAATGAAGTTAAAGAACGCTTGAGAAAGCCAAAGAAAAAGGACGATGCAATCAAGGCTGTGAATCATATGGCACGCGCTTCCGGCATGAGCTACGGAAAGTTTGTGGCTCAAATGAGCATGAAGCCATTGGAGAGGAAGTGATTGGATGGGATATAAACACGGATTATCAAATAAATGTGGTAGATTGTACCCTCTGTGGAAAAGTATTAAATACCGTTGCTATTGCAAAACTTCTCGAGACTATAAAAATTACGGTGGAAGAGGGATTGTAATGTGTGATGAATGGAAGAATGATTTTCTAAGTTTCCACGATTGGGCGATCGCAAACGGGTATAAAGAGGAAAAGACTGATAAGGGATTGAACATTTTAACCATTGACAGAATTGATGTTAATGGGAATTACGAGCCTAGCAATTGCAGGTTTGTAACAAATGCAGAACAAGCTAAAAACAAAAGAAATAACATTCCTATAGATGAAAAATTTTTAAAATGTCCTGTTTGCGGAAAGCAATTTGTGAAAAAGCAGAGAAATGGGCAAAAAACATGTAGCAATCACTGCGGAAGGATTCTTTATTACAGAGAGCATCCAAACACAAAAAACTATATGAAAATATGTCCTATTTGCAATAAACCATTTAACGCCAAAAGAGGCGGTCATTACAATGACGCGGTTTATTGCAGTAAAAAATGTAAAGATTTATCAGGTTCGCCTGTTTGGGAGCACAACGGACAAACCCATAGGGTTGTTGAGTGGGCTGAAATAGTAGGTATAAATGCACATTGCTTATTACACAGAAAGGATATGGGTTGGACTATTGAAGAGATATTAACAACGCCATTGAGAGGTAGAAGAAAATGCCGAATGTAAATTATAAGCAGCTATATGCAATAAAAAAGAACAACGAGAAACGTATATTAAGCGTTTGTCCTGGAATGAAAAATCAGAGCGGAATTTATTTCTACACGAGGACTGATGAAAACGGTATATCTTACTTTTATATCGGTCAGAGCGTTGACTGCCTAGAGAGAAATATTTCACATTTATCCGGTTTTCAGCACATAGATCTTTCGATTAAAAAAAGAGGATTTTATAGTGAAGAAAATCCGTATGGGTGGAAATTGGATTTTATCCATTATCCGAGAGAGAAGCTTGATGAAATGGAACAATATTGGATTTTGGAATATACAAAGAAAGGTTATCAATGCCGTTACAACAAAACGGCTGGCGGTCAAGGCGCAGGAAAAGAAAAGATAAACGAATTTAAACCGGCAAAAGGCTATTATGACGGCATTAAGCAGGGCAAAAAGAGTCTTGCCAAGGAATTATCGCATATCGCTGAAAAGCACCTTGAAATCCGCTTGAAGCCGGAGAAACAGGGCAATAAGGTTTCCGAGAAACAGTATGAAAAATTCATAAATTTATTAAAGGCAGGAGAGACAAATGGGCGAGATTAGAGCAAAACTGGTTCGAAAATATGAAAATGATGTTGCATGGTATTTTGACGAGTACGAATTAGAGTGTATTGAATGCGGAGCGCATTATATGAGCGGTCGCTATAATAGTCGAACTAATCCTTATTGTCCAATTTGCAGGAGAAAACATGAGAGAGAAAGGCAAAAGAAAAGCAAACTTGCAAAAGCTACAGCATTACGAAATCAGATAGTAGATAGCTTTGTTGATGATTTTTGCAATTACATAGACGAAAAATATCATCGCTTTGCAGATGATGAACGTGTGGAAATGCATGAGTTCGCAAATAAGTGGAAACAGGAGAAACAGGAACGATAATTCTCTAAAAACAATATAAGAAGTTTATGACACTGATTCACGCAAAAAGGGGGCACAGAATGAACGTAGGAAATCAAGCCTGCATAGGTCAAATGAGCCTGTTTGACTTATTTCCAACAGAACAGAGCGAGAATTTTAATCCCATTTCTGCATACGCAATGAAAGGTTCTTTATCTCAAGGCGGAAAGCAACGTATCTTTGAATACTTCTTGGCAAACAAGAACAAGAAAGACAGGATCGCATTCTTGAAAGAAGAGTATGGGATTGGTGGTTTTGGGTTTATGACAAACGAACCGTATGTTGTCCACGATGCTAGGCACGATGCCAAGTCACATGAAATCGAGTATAACGGTGGCAATGGTGTAAATTGGAAAATGAGTATTTCGTATGCGCAATTAGAGAATGAAATTGATCGCTTAATTACAGAAGATAAATATTTGGCAAAAGGAGAGTGATTAAATGGCAGAAGTCAAGTGGATTAAGATCACAACAGATGTTTTTGACGATGAAAAGATTCTGCTGATTGAGAGTATGCCGAGTGCGGATAGCATCATTACGATTTGGTTCAAACTTCTTATTCTTGCCGGAAAACAGAATAACAACGGTGTGTTTATGATGAGCAACAAATTGCCGTTCACGGATGAAATGCTTGCCACCATTTTCCGAAGAGATCTGAACACGGTAAGGCTTGCGCTTAAGACATTTGAAGAGTTTGGAATGATTGAAGTTGTTGACAACGTGATAACGATTCCGAATTGGAACAAGCACCAAACACTTGACGCTTATGAGAAGAAAAAGGAACGTGACAGGCTATATCAGCAGAACCGGAGAAAGAAGCAGAAGAACCTGATTGAGCAAAAATCGCCCGATAAATCGTCTGATGTCGCTGTTTCAGATAAAGAAGAAGAAAAAGAAGAAGATAAAGAGAAAGAAAATATAAAAGAAAATTCGCTGTCGACCGATTCCGGAGATTTGTTTGATTTTGACGATGCTTGGAAAAAGACTTTTAGTATATACCCCAAGAAAACAGCGTACAGTACCTCTAAAACGGCTTGGATGGATAAAGTGCTAGAAGTTATCGAAGAGAACCAACCGGACATTGCACGGCTGTTATACAAAGCCACAGAAGCATATTTGAGTGACTATCAAGAAAAGAATCCAGACGATACGGATTTTCGGTACATTCCAAAATATGTTGATTGGCTGAAAAATGATTGCGACTATTGGTTGCAGATCGCGGAGAAACGAGGTGATTGCAGTTGACAGAAGCAGAGTTCGGAGTGATCGGGTGCGTACTGATTGACAATGATGTGCTGAATAACATCTGGCGGACGCTGAAACCGGAAATGTTTAGTTCGGATTTCGCACAGGACACATACAAGGAAATGCTTGCCATGTATGACCGGAACGAAAGCATTGACCCCATGTCTTTATCAATGGCACTTGAGAACCACAAATACACCCAGGAACAGATTAGTGAATTGATGAAATCCTGTATTACCGGAACAATCACTTCAACCATGGTTAAAAGTTATGCCGATGCGGTTGCGAAAGAATACAAAGTAAGAACGGTTCGTGACATGTATCAGAAATCCAGCTTAAAGCCGTGCGACATTGATGATACAATCAGCGATCTTCTTACAAGACTTGAACATTTGCAAGAGGGCAAGGAAGTAAAGCTAAAACCAATTAAGCAGATTTCAGTTGAGAATAAAGACAAATATTTCAACGAAAGTGTTGGAGAGGGCGGTATAAAAATCGGGTTATCGCAACTTGATGATGCACTTGGAGACCTTGAACGCGGTGATGTAACAGTAATTGCCGCAAGGCCTGCAGTCGGAAAATCCGCACTCACAACGCAGATCATTGGCAATATGGCAAAGAAAGGACTTAAAGTCGCATATTTCAACCTTGAGATGAGTGATAAACAGGTATATGAACGATTTATTTCAAGACTTGCGGAAATCGGCTTAACGAGAATCAGAAGGGCAAAAGCATTTCTTGGTGATGAACAGGAAAAATTTAACCAAGCAAATGAAGAAATGAGCGATTATCAATTATGGATTGCGTCCGGGACTGTATCTCCGAGAGAGATAAAGTCAGAATGCAGGCACCAAAATTTTGACGTTATTGTTGTTGACTATCTGCAATTGCTTATGCCGGATAACAGATATTCCGGAAGAAATGAAGAAGTAGCATCAATTTCAAGAGGTTTAAAATCGGTTGCAAGAGACTTAAATACACATGTAATAGCACTTTCACAGATAACAAGAGCATCTGAAAGCAGAGATACAAAAGAGCCTACAATGGCAGAGTTGAGGGAATCCGGGGCAATCGAACAGGATGCGTCAAACATAATTATGCTGTGGAATCTGTCAGACAATGACAAGGGAGCCAAGGGTGTAAAAATCGAGAAGAACAGGCAGGGAATGACAATGCGTGAAGCAATGGAGTTTGATGGAGATCACATGAAGTTTGTTGAAATCGAAAAACCGCTTGATGATGTTGTTGCGGAAATCAAAAAGAAAGAACGTGGGGACGGATTCAAGCCATACAATGGCGATTGTCCGTTTTAGAGGTAGTGGCTATGGCAAGTGCAAAGATCGAAAAGGGTTCGGAAGAATGGCAAGTATTTATGGATTATTGGCAATTCATTCAGAAATACTATTCACCGGACAACTCTGATTCTTGGTGGGATGAAGTTGTAAAAGCCGGAGAATCATTGATAAACAAATACAAAGGAATGGAGATTGAAGAGCGCGCAAGACAGCTTGTATTGAGCCATTTTGCATGGTTGGAAATCACATACAGAAAGGAGAAACCAAAGAAATGAGCAATGCGTTGAGACGGAAGAAAAAGCCGACATTTTACACAAAACAGGAACTGCGGATTATCGGGCGAAATGATTTTGAAAAGAGAAATGCTGATAAGGTTATATCAAAATCATACAAAGAGTTTGTCGTGATCGGTTACATAATTTTGCATGATAAATTTGGGTTCGGACAGGCAAGTGAGTGCGGAAATGCAATTAAAGTTAGTCATGATACAGGAATAATGGATAACAACAATGCGCCAAATTACTGTAGTAATTGCGGTTGCAGGTTAGATTGGAGTGATGAAGAATGATGTTTCAATCGTACATAAATTTCTTTCTGCTAATACTTATAGCCGTTAGGTTAGATATTCTAACAAAATTTGGAGTTAATCTTTTTTGCGTTCTGTCAGTTGTAGGGATGATTGGACATGAGGTTTTTGATTATTTGAAGAAAGGAGATAAAAAACGATGAGACTGATTGATGCAAATGCACTAAAAGAATATTGCATGCGTGCGAGTAAATCTGATGATGATTTTAGGAGAGTAAGTTTGACAACATTGGCGAGCGTGATAGATGCACAGCCGACCGCTTACGATGTGGACAAGGTTGTGAAACAGTTGGAGAAGAGAATACAGACGCATGAACGTTGTATTGAATATGAAAAGAAAAACGGAACGATAACAGAAGAATTTCAGCAAAGAAAAGCTGTTGAAGTGCTGAAAGAAGCAATCGAAATTGTGAAAGGTGGTGGAATAGATGAAATGGAAGAATAAAGCAGTAACAAAAATAACAGGTATTTCGTTAAGCTCAAACGTCAGAGAACTTGCAATGGCGATAAATAATAATGCAGAAGTCTTAAGAGAAGCAGTGCAGGAGATAGAAGAATTGAGTGATAAGGTTGATCGACTAAAGGCAGGTGGAGTAGATGGTTAATTTTGACAGATTTGACTTTCTTGTTGATACACAAGATGTATATATTCTCCCGACAATTAGGATAAGCACACAGCATGAAATGATTGATAAAAATTTCAACATTCAGATTCATTTTGCAGTATTTCATTTTAGATGGAGGTGGGTAGATGGCAATTAAACCAATTTTATTCAATGCCGAGATGGTTCGGGCGATTCTGGACGGACGGAAGAGTTGTACTCGGCGGCTGGTAAAAAATGATATTGAAGCCGTTCTCAACAGCCCATATCATAAGGCGCATCCAGAGGTAGAGGATAAACAGATTATAAGCAAACTATGCAATCCGCCGTATAAGACGGGAGATATTCTCTACGTTCGCGAAACGTGGTGTGCGCTTCCAGTTAATGAAGCCGGTCATATGCGCGGGCATTGTGTATATTATTACCGGGCAGATGGATATCTGCGACCGGAAGGATGGCGTGGAAAATGGCACCCGTCCATCCACATGCCGAAGGAAGCAGCGCGTATCTGGCTTAAGATTATGAATGTGAGAGCAGAGCTGCTGCAGGACATGAAGCCGGTTGATGTGATAAAAGAGGGAGCTTATCCTGATTGTTGGGATTGTCTTAATACATACGGAGAAAGCGGTTCGCAGTGCTGTTATGGGACAGAAGAACAATGCAGTCAATGCGATGAAGTGATGATGGAATGGGAAAAACTTTGGAACTCCACCATCAAGAAATCTGACATTGACCGCTACGGCTGGGATGCTAATCCTTATGTATGGGTTATCGAGTTTGAACGGTGCGAGAAGCCGAAAGGAGTGTGAGGTATGAGTAAGAGCAAAGCTAGTAAAATGAACGGCTATCGTAGCATGGTAAGCCGTCAGAAGAATGATGTTTTTAAGTTTAAGCCTAAGAAGAAAAAGAAAGGGTGATTGTATGGCTAAAGCGGTATTGATTATGGATATGCCGGAATCATGTTTCGGTTGCAACTTTTGCCATATTAACAGCAATGGCGGAGAAGATTGTTGCCAAGCATTCGAGGTGTCAAAAGCAGTTAATTCTGAAACCTACGAGAAGCCGGATTGGTGTCCACTTCGGGAACTGCCGGAAAAGATACCTGATTTAAAATCCGGTTATGAAGATTTCAGCACATCAATACGTCGGGTGGGTTGGAATTCCTGCTTGGATGAAATTTTAGAAGAAAGGAATAACGAATCCTCGGTAAACCGAGGTTGCAACTTAAAGGTGTCAAAGATTTTGCATAAAGGGAATAATAGTAGCGTTGATGATTCGATAAGGTGGAATTTGAAGTAGCGCACATATAGCATATTTGACTTATGTGAGTTTCAGACCGTCAGCATGGGAAGCCTATATTCCTTATCCACGATACATGGATTTGTAGCGTGGTGTTATGGCAAAAAAGAAACTAAAGGTATGTTGGATAAGTGCAGGAATATCAAGTTTTATGGCAGGATATTTAGCGGGAGATGTGGACGAATGGATTTACATTGACATTGCAGACCAACATCCAGACAGCATGAGATTTATTAAAGATTGCGAGAACGCAATCGGAAAGAAAATCACAGTGCTACGATCAACGGAATATCGAAATGTAGAAGATTGCGTAAGGGTGTTTGGTGGTTTTAAAAATCCGGCTAACGGATTTGCGCCATGTACTAATTGGCTGAAAAAGCGAATTAGTAAAAAGTGGGAAGCTGAGCATGCGGACTATGAGATCACGTATGTTTGGGGCTTTGACTTGAACGAGAAGAACCGAGCTGACCGAATGGTTGAGAGCAATCCGGAGTTTAATCACATTTTTCCGTTGATTGAAAGAAATTTAACGAAAGAGGAAGTGCATGGACTGTTTTTAATGACTTTTACTTTTCCACGTCCTTGGAATTATGAGCATGGTTATGCCAACAATAATTGCATTGGCTGTATAAAAGGTGGCATGGGCTATTGGAACCATATCAGAAAGGATTTTCCGGAAGTCTTTGAAAGTCGGGCGAAGTTGGAAAGAGAAGTTGGGCACTCCATGTTGAAAGACAAAAATGGTCCGGTATATCTGGATGAATTAGACCCGAACAGGGGAGATATGAATACAGAGATTATGCCGGATTGTGGAATTATGTGTTATTTGAGTTTGAACTGAAAGGAGTAATTCAGAATGAAGATTTTAAGCAAGAAGAAATACAATAAACTCATTGAAGATTTTGAGGAATTGCAGAAAAAGGTCGAGGAACTCAAAAGGATAAACGAGAGTATCGGGGAAAAGCTGGAAGATAAAAAGACAAGTTGCAAGGCAAATGTTGGAAAAGATTTTTGTAATGTTTGCAAAAATTCTTACAGTTATAAGAACAATAATGGGCTTATTCCCATTAACTGTGTAGGTTGCTTGCTGTGTCTTGTGAGGATTTTAAGAGAAAAGAAAGTAGGTGATTCAAAGTGAGTAACAATGTAGAGATAGTAATAGCACAGGCTTTAATGATGAGAATTAAAGATTATGCAGAAAGAGCCTTGGATAAAAAAGATGTAACACTTGATATGGCTATGGTTGAAATACGTGATACAGTTGACGCTTATGACGAGTATTTTCAGACAGGCAGAAAGCCACAGTAACTAACTAAAAATCAAAGAAAGGAATAGGTTGTGCGCACATAAAACCGAGGTTTCCTTTTGGTAGATTTTATGAATTTTGAAAATTATTCTTGTGATAATCAAATGAGCATATTTGACTTCACAAGAGAACCAATCAGTATAACAAAGCCTATCCGATTAATAGAACTTTTCGCCGGCTACGGCAGTCAGGCAATGGCACTAAAGAGAATAGGCGCTAAGTTTGAACATTACAGAGTTGTGGAGTTTGATAAGTACGCCATGGCAAGCTATAACGCAGTACATGGTACAGATTTTCCCACAATGGACATAACTAAGGTTCATGCAGAAGATTTGAATATCTGTGACACAAATACATTCACTTACTTACTTACTTACTCGTTTCCTTGTACGGATTTATCAGTTGCCGGAAAGCAAGCCGGAATGTCTAAGGGAAGTGGCACAAGAAGCGGTCTGTTGTGGGAAGTTGAGAGAATACTAACAGAAATCAGAGATAGTAACGGAGAATTACCACAGATTTTGTTCATGGAGAATGTGCCGCAAGTACATAGTCAGGATAATATGCCCGACTTTAGAAAGTGGTTAGATTTCCTTGAAAGCCTGGGTTACACAAATTACTATCAAGATTTAAACGCTAAGAATTATGGTGTAGCACAAAATCGTGAAAGATGTTTTATGTTTTCGTTCCTGGGCGAGTACAATTACCATTTTCCACAGCCCATACCACTCAAAAAGAAGTTGAAAGACTATCTTGAGGATAATGTAGATGAAAAGTATTACATCAACAATGAAAAGGCTGACAAGCTGATAAGACAGCTTATTGACAATGGTACATTACCACAGCACAATCTTGACAGACAGACAGACAGACAGACAGACAGACAGACAGACAGACAGACAGGCAGGCAGACAGACAGACAGACAGGCAGACTTGCGTTGACGGAACAATCAATAAACCGCAGCAAAGAGAAGCCGCAAACTGTATCAAGGCAAGATATGACTGCGGAATATCAAACTTGCGGTCAGACGGAAACCTTGTTGTTAAGCAATCAAGCAATTCAGATTGAAAAGCAGATTGATATTGCAACGACTCTTATGGCAAGGGATTATAAAGGTTTTGGAAATCAATCTATGAATGGAGTGATTGAATGGAAGTGATAGGTAGCATATACACCGGAGTGACAGCAGATTTTCAAAGAGGTGTATATCCGATTGCAAGATGCGTAAAGGCTGAAAACCACGATTTAGGAGTAATTATGGCAGATGTAAATGTAATAGGTTCTCTTGAAGCAAAATTTGAGAGTACCAACAGAATTTATGATGTAGGGGGGTGTAGTCCAACATTGAGTGCAATGCAAGGTGGAAATCAAGAGCCTAAAATACTTGAAGTAAAACAGTTGGGATTTATGGATAATGGCACAGGTAATCACCAATCAAACACAGTATATGATGAAAATGCACTTTGTCCTAACATCACAACAGTTGAGGGTGGCGGTACACAACAGATTAAAATATGTACCGAAAGTCAGATAGTTGCTATGCGTGGCAGAAATCCCGATAATCCGTCAGATAGAACTGCGGGAAGCCCGACAGGGCAGAGATTAGAGGTAAATATGCAAGGCACAAGTAATTGCTTAACGAGTGTGCAGAAAGACAACCTTGTTATGGAAAGCCAAGTATTAACACCAAAGCGCACGGAATACGGCAAACAGATACGAAAAACATATGAAAGCGGTAAGATACAGGAGAGCAGACACAATATGACAGAATTAGAACCTAGACAAGATAATGTGTCTAATACGCTGACAACAGTGCAAAAAGACAATTTATTGCTTGAAAAACCTCAATATCGTATCAGAAAGCTAACACCGAGAGAGTGTGGACGGCTGATGGGTGTATCTAATGAAGATATTGACAAAATGGCAGCAGTAAACAGTAATACGCAGTTGTATAAGCAATTCGGAAACAGTATTGTCGTAGATGTTATGTGTGCTATGTTTAAAAACTTAAATATCAATCAATAAAATAAGGAGAAATGGCTTATGAAATTTACAAAATTCATTAAGCCAGAACTTGAACAAATCAAAGAAAATGCCAATTTCACGGAAGAAGAGGAGAGGATTTTCTCTCTTCTCTGCCGTGGTTTTTCACAAAAGCAAATATCCACAAAAGAAAATCTATCACTAAGAACGATAGAGTACAGAGTGAGAGATATAAAAGATAAAATAGAAAGAACGGGGGTATTTGATTGGATGAAAAAGAACTGTTGAAATATGCCGTTGATAGTGGTATTCTCGACATAGCACTTGTGCAGAAACAAGTCACTATGCAAAAGAGAGAAAAATTACTCAACAAAAATCCCTATAAAATCTATCAAGGAAAGGATGAGAACTGGTACTCATATCTGCCGGATGAAGTAAAAGGCAGACGTAAAATCAAGGCAAAGCGCAGAGAAGCGGTCGAGCAGAAAATCATTGATTATTGGAAAGAGAGAGAAGATGACCCCACGATAGAGGAAATCTTCAATCGTTGGATTTCACAAAAGCTGGAACTTGAAGAAATCAGCAGGGCAACCTATGACAGATACTTAATGGATTTTCAAAGATACTTTGACGGCATAAAGGATAAGAGAATCAAAGGGATAGACGAATGCGACCTTGAAACATTTATACGAAACAGCATCCATGATTTCAACATGACTTCCAAGGCATTCTCAAACTTCCGGACGCTGATATATGGAATCTTTAAGTATGCCAAGCGGAAGAAGTATGTTAAGTTTTCCATTACATACACGCTGAAAGATATGGACATATCGCCAAAAGCATTTAAGCACGTAGTCCGGCAGGCAAAAGACCAAGTATATATGCCAGATGAAAAGGAACGCATGGAGATGTACTTAAGGAACCACTTGGATATCGTGAACCTTGGATTGCTATTTATGTTTAAGACAGGGGTACGTGTCGGGGAATTGTCGGCATTAAAGCGGAAAGATGTTGAAAACTACACGGTTGCTATCAATTCTACAGAGACTCGTTACCGTGATGATGATGGTTTTCACTATGAGGTCAAAGATTTTCCGAAATCAGAAGCCGGATTGCGATTTGCTATATTGCCGGATAAGTACAAATGGATTCTTGATGAAGTACGAAAGAGAAATCCCTTCGGGGAATATCTATTTGAGAGAGACGGAGAACGGTTGAAATCCTACAACTTTCGTGAACGTTTGCGGTATATCTGCGAACACGAACTGCGAATGAAAGTGAAATCTCCGCACAAAATCCGAAAGACATACGGAAGCATTCTTCTTGACGGAAAAGTGAAAGAGTCCACAATCCTTGATACTATGGGGCATACAGACATTAGTTGCACAAAAGATCATTATTATTTTGATCGTACCGGAATTGAGGAAAAGAGACAGGAACTTGACTTAATCGAAGCATTATGAGTCCATAGTACTCAAAGGTACTCAAAGAAAAATTGAAAGAATGGCTATTTTAAGCCATTTCAAGGCAATTACTTTAGGGTTCGATTCCCGTACGGACTGCTGAGATATAAATCCAGTGTTTATACAGATTCTTAGGAAGCTGTTGTAGGCACTGGATTTTTTGTTTTCTTATATGGTCATATATGAAACCGAAAC